CTAGTCCTAAATGCCGCGCACTACGCGGCGCTGGTTCAGGTTACGATTTCAGTCCAGTAGTTCGGATCGCTGCCGTAGGGGCCGCAGCCAAGAGCCTCCGAGGCAGCGTAGCGCGAAACCTCACCAGCTATGACACCCGAGACATAATCAATCGCCTGCTTTCGTGTCAGGCCACGCGGCAGATTGATTGATATGCCGCTGCAGAGGACCGAGTTCGTTTCGTCTGGATTGACGATCACACAGCGCAATCTAGTTCTGAGTTTTTCTGTCATCGCGTTCTTAACCCGTGGATAAGGTTTGACGTTTCAGCATCTTTTTGGCCTGCTCAAAGTCAGCAAAGACCTTTTCCCATCCAAACGACATTTCGGCCCTGTAGGCCAATTCGTCCGACATGGTACGACCGGATTTCTTTGCCGCCGCCTTGATTTTTTGATGCAATGATTTAGGCACGCGCCCCGCGATCACAGGGCTACGTGACTTGATTGGGGTCCGTCTTTTCATGGTTTTTCTCCCGCCGATGATCCCAGCGGGAACGGCGGCGGCTCGCCGACCCACTCGTCGAACTGCTCTTGTCGTCGCTTGCGTTTTGTTCGTCGCCGCGCGTGGTCGTTGCCGATCCAAACGCCAAAGGCAAATGCAAGCGTGACGACGAGAACCAAAATGAAAATCTGATCGGTCATGACGACACCCTAGCGCGAGCCGAAGAACGCAAATCTTTTTCGATGTTGTCGATCACCGTCTGATTGATCGGCGACACTCTCGATTTCGGGGCGAAGGCCTCGGGACCTTGCCCACGCGCCGAGAGCGCTAAAGTCGTCTCGACGATCTGCAAGCGGTGGAGGATCACCTGCATGTCGTCGCTGGTCAGTTCGCCAGCGCCAACCGTGAAGGTGCCACGAATGAAAATGTGGTTGTTGATCTCGCGCGCCATCGCTTCCAGCAGCTTCTCGTTTTCCTGACGGCGTAGCGACGTGATCAGATCGCGCAAGAGTGTTTCTGGCTGTGTCATGTTGTCGTCTCCATGGTTGATAGATTTTCAAAAGCAAAGCGACGAGAGCAACGCCGCCCACGGCGGCGATTGCCATGAGAAATGAAACGAGCCATAGCCACGCTTCATTGTGACGCGAGCCGATGGCAGACGGGCGCGATTCTGGCGGCGTTTCATCTTCGCCCGCGCCACTGCCGCCGCTTGCAGCCGGACTTTCGCCCGCGTCTGCCATCGGCTCGTTGGGTAAACGATCAGACTTTTTCATCGCGTATTCAGGGACCATGAGCATGCGCATCGGCTGACCGCTGAACGGCGGCGGCTCTGTCTCGATCACGGCTTGCGGGGCTTCGGCATGTGCGTTGATCGCGCCGCCGCTGGTCGCTGCGACGTGTCGCGTGTCGGGCTGATCGTCGCGCTGCGGTTTTCTGTGCGGGCGGAAATGATTGCCCCCGCGCAAGCCCCAACAGCCGCGTGTTTTCCACAGATGCGCCTTGGGGTATTCGGCCCGCGCCTCGCGCAAGCTCATGCACGTCGCGCTGCCAGCCGGTGTCACGAACAACAGGATCAGCGCACAGATACCGAACGCGGCAAGCAACATCACAAGCAATGATTGTGTGGTGTCGTTGTTCATTGCGGCCAATCCTTCGGTCGTTCCCGCTTGGAAAACAGATCGCGTTCGATCTCGGGGATGAGATCGCGCACGCAGTTGCGGTGCTTCTGTATAAGCTCGGCCCGTAGCGCGGGATGCATCCCCGCCCACAATGTCGCTTCAAGCTGGGCCAACGCGGCAGCGACAGCGGCAGCGTCTTTGAACGCGAGCATCGGTCGGATCGCCTCGACGAGATCGCTGGCCGTTTTCATGCGCTGATCATCAAGCTCGCTCATGACGTCTGCCCTCCTGCGCCAGACGCATCGCCGCCATCAGCTGCGCGTCGCTCAGACAAAGATTGATATTCGCCGCGTCAAACCCCGACAGCAACAGTTGCCGGATGCATGCCTCATCGTCATACGGGTTGATCGAATGATCGAGCAGCGTGCTGCACATCGCACGCTGCATTGGGCGTAGATCCGTAGGCATATTTCGTCTCCTGTCTGTCGTCATATCGCCGCAACGTCATGAGATTCCGCAACAGCGTTTCGCGCTCGACGCTCGTCGCGGCTTTCGGCTGCACCGGTCGCTTGAGAAATTCTTGCTCCGCGCGGAGCAGCTGCTCGGCGTATCCGGCGAGAATCGCGCACAGCGCATCGCGACCCTTGTCGGTCAGGATCGTCGCGGTGGGGCGCGACGTGATCGTTTCCTTGTGATGAATAAACCCGCGCGCGATCAGCGAGCCGCGCGTCCTGACTTCGTGTGCGTCGCGGTTGGCGAGCGCTCGCTGACCGTCGAGATGATCAACGAGATATTCCTTTTGCGCCGCCGACAGATCGTCGGCGATGCAGTCGTTTGAGGGATAAAGACTCATCGGGCTACTCCATACTTGGGCCGTTTGCCGTCCTTGATGCGCTTGGCGATTCGCTTCGTCTTGCGCAATTTGGCAAGATCACTGAGTTGCGCGCCGTCGCCGCGCACGCGCGTCTTGATGTCGTGATCGGCTTGCGTGCGATAGATCAGATAGCGCGGGTCGTTTGCATCAGGCGCGTATCGGCCGGTGAGTTGGAAAAATTTCCGGTTGCACAGCGCCGGATCGTGATCGAGTTGCAGCGGCTGGAACAGCGTTCCTCCCAAATAGAGCGAGAGTCCGTTCAGCAGCCGGTCGAGATAAATATCTGGCGTTTCGCCATAAGCTTTTTGCATCAGTGCATCGCTCGCGCCAAAGCCGCGCAACTGCCGTTGCGCGACCTTGATGCGCGTCAGGATCGGGATGTGCGGGCGCGGCAGCTTCACTTGTCGAGCGCCTCTTTCGCTTCTTTACGAATCGCCGCAATAATTCTGCCGCGCGTGTCGTTGTTCTCGTTGAGCGAGAACGCGCACAGCGAGACGATAATGCGCAGGGCGCTTTCGAGCTTGACGATGCGCTGGATCGTTTTGTTATCGACGTGCGTCAATGACGTGATATTTCCGACGACAGGTTTCATTGCGCCAACACCTTCTGCATGAGGTCTTCCAGCGGCGCGCGATCCTCGGCGGTGACGCCGAGGCTGTTGCGCATCTTCCGCTCGCCCGCCCAACGCTCGCCCAAGATCACCTTGCTCGGCTCGGCTTTGATCCAGCGCCGCGCATAGGCGAGATATTCCGCGACGTTGGAGGGGTACGTGACGGCAGTTACGGCAGTACCGCTGTCCTTTGTTTCACGGGAAACCTTCTCGACGGTATCGTCTTGCTTATGCTTCGCCTTGCCCTTGGGAGCCCCGCTGGTGCGTCCTGTCGTCTTGGGGCTGTCGTGCTTAGCGACACGCGCTTTCACGCGCTCACCGCGTTCGCGTGCGTGCGCGGCAGGCACGGTTTCGTCGCTCTTGCCCCCGTTCTCGATCTGATCGAGCTGCTCGACGGCGTGCCCTACTTTGTGCCCCTCGTCGCCGGGGGCCGAGCCTTTCAGACGCGCGTGCAGCCCGGGGGCCGTGTCCTCGTAGCCGAGCGACTTGTCCGTCTCCAGTTCCTCGCGCGTGTAAAGCCCGAAGATCACCTCGGGCACCCATTTTCTGGCCCACGCTCGCACGGCGAAATACCAAAGCTGCTGCTTGGGATCGGCCTTCCATAGCGGGCTGTTCTTGATCTTGATCTCGCCGAGCTTGGGCGTCTCGTATTCGCGTTCGTCGCCGGAAATGAACTGCCCGCGCACGATGCAGACAAGCTCGTCGCCTTCGCCCGTGTATTCGCAGGACAGACGATGCATCAGCGGCGCGCCCTGATTGACGCGCGCGTGAATCAACTGGCTCATGTAGCCGAGCCGGTTGCCCACCACGTAGGTCTGATCGGCAATACTGAAGGGGTCCATGTGCCACATGGCGGCGTGCGCCGCGATGCGACAGCCAATGCCCCACTTGCCCCGCACATGCTCGGGCATGCCGTCTTTCATCCCGGCCAGCGCCTTGCCCAACTCCATGATCTTCATCCAGTCGACGGCGTTGATCTCGCCCTTGACCGGCGTCATTTCGACCGGAATTTTTTCGTAGTCGGTCACGTCGAGCGCTTCCAGACCGCGCTGCGCCAGATCGGTGCCGGTCACTCTCGGTTTCAGTTCGCTGTCTCTGTCGGTCATTGTCGCTTCTCCATGGTGAAAAAGAATCACACGCCAAATTCCAGTTTCGTATCGATCTGAGTCTGCGCCCATGCCGGAAGCTCGATGTGTTCGGCGTCCTCGCGCTCGCCGCCGGGACCGGGCCAGCGCTTCGCTTTCAGACAGCGCGCGACCGCGTCGAGCGCATAGCGGTTGGCCCTGTGACCGCGATCAAGCTCGTTGTCTTTCAGCGTGACGACGCGCACGCACCACGGCTTTTTCTTTTCGATAAAAACCAAGGTGAACGTCGGGCGATCAATGCCGAGAACCTGCTTCGCGCCTTCGCAGATCAACGCGCCCTGCTGGTGATAGCCATACTCGGCAATGGTGCGCTGAATGTCGGGCCACTGCACGCTGATCGTCGTCTTGAGATCGACGAAGTCCACGCTCGTCGTCGGGATCGCGTCCGGCCGCGATTTCAGCCACAGTCCGGTCGCCTTGTCTTTCCAGAACAGCGACGACTCGATCTGACCGTTGAGCGCGCCCGCATTGATGATCGGATGATTCGCGAGCGAGTCGGCCATGCCACGCAGGTTGTTGAAGTCTTCCTGCGTGAGGATCGACAGACCGTTGCGCTGCATGCGGTCTTCCCAGCGCTTGCAATAGATCGACGACCGCGTCCATTTTTTCAAAACGCCGGTATCGCGGTCGGGATATTGCTCCGGCTTGACGCAGAACAGATCGCGGAACGAACCGAGCTTGATGTCGCGCAGGAACAGATGATGCGCGGCGCGGCCCACGATCATGGCCGCGGTTTCCTCGCGCTCGCTGGCGTCGGGGTTGCCCGGCCATTCGGCGTACATGTGCGCCGGACTCTGCAAAAACAGCTTGCGCAGATCGCTCGAGGACACGCTCGGGCCGTCGCAGATGTCGGCGCTGTGATATTTTGCCAGCGGGATACCGGCATAAATTCCCGGCTTGGTGATCGTCTTGCCCTTCCACTGGATGGTTTTCATTTTTGATTCTCTGCCCAAAAGGGGATTCGTTTAGCGAAAATTTTTGCAAGTGTCAAAGACCATGTTGATAACTCATTTGACGAAAATTGTCGCCAGTGATATTTCCCCACAGATGAAAAACTTTCCCGATCTGATCGAACAGAAATGCCGCGACAACCTTTTGCAGCTGGCGAAGAAATTCGCCAGCAAGCACGAGCTTTCATTGCAGACGGTGTCGCGCGAAGCGCACGGCGCGGACAGCTTTCTGCGCCGATTCGAGACGGGCGAAATCACCGTCACGCTGGCGAAATACGACGAGATGATCGACTTCCTGAAACGCGGCAAACGGCGCGAGAAGGCAACCGCCGGCTGAAATTTTTGTCGATAAGTGACAACGGGAACGAGACGCGCGCGGGCGAATCACGATAGGGGCTTCTGCATGATCACGCTAGACGATCAGCTGCGACATGCGTTTCGCGTGCGTCTCGACGATATCACCGTCGCGCGTCTGCTGGAGCTTGCGGATATCTGCCAGTGCGATCCGACTCAGGTGATCAGCGCAATTATCAAAGACGTGCTGGAAGACGATGCGCGCGCGCATGACGGGCAGTTTGCGCCGATCACGGTGCAATAATGGGCGTCACAAAATACTGGCAGTTAGAGCAGGCCGAGCGCGAGCGTTGGCGCGACGTTGTCCGCTGGCTTTATGACAAAAAAGGGCGACGCGGCCTCTTGGGCATGGGTCCATTTAGTAGCGAATTTCCCAGCCACGGGTGGCGTTGATACCCCGCTAGAGCCACCTTTAATAGCCCCATGACACCGGAAATGATGGTGGAGCACTTGGACGGACAGATACAAAATCTGCTGCGGGAAAGCGAAATATGCCGCGCACGAATTGCCGAGTTAGAGGGGGACGCGGGTTACAAATACGGACAACTTCAGAAAGCCCGCGCCCGCATTGCCGAGCTGGAGGGGGACTTGAATATCTTTATTGATGCGGCAAAAGACATAGCAAAAGCAGACACCATCGACCGCTGCGCACAGGTGGCGATAGACGAGACTTTGGGCGACGAGGATATGTCGGACGTAGGAAAAAGAATCGCCGCCACCATCCGCGCCCTAAAGGACAAGCCATGAATATCATAATCCCACTCATTGGCTGCCATTCATGCGTCACGCACGCCGAGATCGAGGCGGCAATGGGCGAGTACAAAAACGAGCAGGCTTATAATCACACGCTCGAAAAAGACGATTCACAGTAATTCACAAGCAAGCGAAAATAATTTGTCCCGGCGCGAAAACGCGACTAGCGTCTGCGTTTTCGAATCAGCTTCATGACAGGAGACTCTCGATGAAGCTCATGCAATATGAGCAGACGATCCGCGCTTTAGCGCTTGCCACCAAAATGCCCGACGTGAAGGCGATCCGCGACAAGGCGGTCGCGGTCGAGGCTTACGCCAAGCAGGCAAAAGATACCCGGTTGATCGCACCAGCGACGACGATCCGCGTTGAAGCAGAGACGCGCGCGGGCGAGCTGCTGTACGAAATGCGAAAAAATGGGGAGCGTGAAGGCAGAGGTGGTAACAGAGGCAATCAATACAAAGTGCCAAAGTATGGGGTTGATACTTTGGCAAAAACAAAGCTCACAGACTTAAAGATCAGCAAATTGCAATCGAGCCGCTGGCAGGGGCTCGCGGTCATGAGGCGCGACGATCCCGAGGCGTGGGATGAGCGTTTGCGCAAGCTCATCAAAATGGCGGTCGCATCGGCGGAAGGCGACAAGGCGGTGGTCAGACAATCGCGGATGGATTCGCGGCTGGCGCGAATTAAAAAACGCAACGCAATCGAAAGGGCCACGGCAAAAAAAATAAAGGCGTTGCCGACAAAAAAATACGGCGTGATCTACGCCGACCCGGAATGGGCTTTTGAGACGTGGGATGGGCTGGCAACCGGGGCAGAACATTACGGCGTCTCGACATTGGAAGAAATCAAGGCGCGCGACGTGCCGTCGATCAGCGCCAAAGATTGCGTGCTTTTTCTATGGGCGATTGTGCCGATGCTTCCGCACGCATTAGAGGTCATGAAGGCATGGGATTTCAAATACGTTTCGCATTGCATTTGGGACAAAGAGATCACCGGCACCGGATACTGGTTTATAAATCAGCACGAGCTTTTGCTAGTCGGCACGCATGGCAGCGTACCAGCGCCAGCGCCGGGGACACAATTTTCATCAATCATAAGAGTCAGACGCGGTCGGCATTCCGCCAAGCCGGAAAAATTTGCTGAGATCATCGAGCGCTATTTTCCGACACTGCCCAAGATCGAGTTGAATCGGCGTGGGCCGCCGCGACCGGGATGGGATGCGTGGGGCGCGGAAGCTGACTTAGAGGTAGCGGAATGAGAACCAACGACGATAGGCGTCTCGTCATCGTCCCGCAGCGATACGTCAAACGGGCATTTGATCGGGCCGAAGAAATTGTCGCTTGGTATGCGAGTGAAGAAGGGCAGCGCTCGCTTTCGCGATCTGTTTCTGGGCCGTGGGGGGCTGAGCGCGACCCGATTAGACAATCAACCGGCAAGATCGGCGAGGTCGCGGTTGCAATATTTTTTAATCTCGACCCAGAGACGGCGATCTTTTGGTCTGCTGGTACTGGTGGGGATGGCAATTCGGATATCAAATTGCCGCGATATCTCGTCGACGTCAAAACAAACGTCGCGCAACGCAAAGAATTTTATTGGTCGATGGCAGTCAATCATCTTTTTCAAAGCAAACGTTTCGATGTTTTGATTTCTGTCAGCTATGAAGATTACAAATTTCAAAATTGCTGGCTCGAAGGCTGGATATCAAAACAAAATTTTTACGAGCAAAAAAAGATCGCCAGCAAATCTGACGGCACCGGTCTGACGCCGGGCACTTGGTACATGAACAAGCGCGAACTTTTGTCAATCGATAGTCTGCTTTCAACGAGGGCAACGGTATGACAAAAAAACGGCTGCAATGGTTTCACTGCTATCCGGAAAAATTTCTCACCGCGCTGGCGGGCATGAGCGCGATCAAGCAGCACGTCTATCTGATCGTGTGTCTGCGCATTTACGAAAAGCGCGGGGCGATCTCCGATCCCGTGAGCGCTATCGCCAAGCGTTGCGGCTATGATCGCACCTGTCACGTCAAGCGCGCGATAGCGGAGCTCGTCAAGGAAGGGAAATTATTCCGCACCGACGCCGGTCTGATGAACCCGTTTGCCGAAAACGAGATCACCGAGCGGGACTCAAAACAGCAAAGCTCCCGCGTGCGATCAGAGGAAATAACGCAGGAAAATCAACGAACGCTTGCCCTAGATATAGAAGTAGAAGAAGAAAGAAAGAAAGTAAGTAAGAAGCAAGAGCGGCGCAGAGCGCCGCGACACCCCATGCCAGAAAATTGGGAACCGGACGAGCGCGGGATTCAATACGCGCTCGACAGCGGCTTTCTGGACGAAAAGATTCGCCAAATGGTGCGCGCGTGCCGCAATTATTATTTGCGGCGCGGCGATCTGATCGCTGGCGCGGTGGGGCTGTCGGCGACGTGGCGCAATTGGTGCGACAACGAATTGAAATTTCAACAGCGAGGAAACGGTCATGGACGCTTTCAAAAACCTCAGCTTGCCGACACCGTGCGGGAGCTTGTCGACGAGGCGCGACGACTCGAAGATCAGGCGGGCATTGTCAGACCGTCTGACGCCCTCCGAAGCCATTGAAGCGGCGGGGCGCATGATCGCGGGCTATGCGCACGCGCCGCCGAAAACCTATCTCGGCTACATGGCGGCGCTGCTGACGACGTATCCGCGACAGGTTGCGCTCGCGTGCGTCGAGCCGCACGGCGTCGTCAGCGACATGAAAAGCAGCTACATGCCGACACCCGTCGACGTGATCCGCTGGTGCGAAAACAGGACGCGCCCCATGGCCGAGGAAGCCGAGCGGGAGCGCCGCGTCGAGGCGCAGCTGCGCGCGCGCGACGCATGGCGGGGCGTCGACAGATCGCCCGACGAGATCGAGCGCCGCATGACGCTCGCGCAAGACTGGCTTGAGCGCACGTCGCCGCAGGCGCACGATCTGGGGCTGAAGCCGAAAGCGCTCACGGAGAATGATCGCGAGACGCTGATCGCCAGCGCGCGTCAGGCGGGCGCATTGCTTTGCAGCGGCATGACGCTGTCGTTCGAGACGCTCGCGCTCATGAGCGAGCGCGACAACACGCGCGCGCTCGACGGGGAAGCGTGATCTGTGCTATGAGCGAATCGAGACGTGCGCAGGGACATTTCGTGACGCCTGTCTTACCAACGGTGATCGCGGCATTCTCTGATCGCTTAGTCTCCTGTCGGAGGCCCGGGCGTGTTCCAGCGCTCGGGCCTTTTACGTTGTGAGTTATGATCGGCAAAAAGTAGTCGAAGCCGTCATGCGTCTGTGGGATATCGGCGTCGACACCGAGCGCATGGCGAAGGTGCTGGAGATCCCGCAGCACGACGCCGAGCGTTTTCTGCACGAGGGGCTGAATAGCCGCAGACGCGCGCGCGAGCGGACGACCTACGTTTCAGAGGATAGCGGTCTGACATGAAAACGACGCTGGTGCCGCTCAGCAAGATCAAGCCGTACATTCGCAACGCGCGCAAGCATCCGGAAAAGCAGATTACGCTGCTCGCCAGCCTCATGAAAAAATATGGCGTCGATCAGCCCATTGTCGTCGACGAAAAATTCGTGATCCTGAAGGGGCACGGGCGGCGACTGGCGGCGCTGCAAGCCGGGTTCAAGGACTATCCGGTGGTCGTGCAGCGCGGCTTGAAAGCCGAAGACAAGCAGGCGATCCGCATTGCCGATAATCAGGTCGCCTTGCTCGCGGGCTGGGACGACAATCTGCTGAAGATCGAGATCAAGGAGCTCAAGAGTCTCGGCTTCGATCTCGCCATGATCGGTTTCTCCGAGGCGAAATTCGACGTGCTGTTCGACAACATGTCGGCGCAATCGCAGCTTGACGGCCTGAAATTTTCGGTGATCGTGGACTGCGACAGCGAAAAGCAGCAAGCCGATCTGCTCGCGCAGTTCGAGAAAAAGGGCCTGAAATGCCGAGCGTTGATCTCGTAGTCGCAACCGACATCGACGAGACGCCGCGCGTCAAGCAACTGTGCGGCATGTTCGACGTGCCCGCGCGCGACAAGCTCACGCTGTCATGGCAGGGCCAGCTACCGCTCGAGGAAAAACCATGGCACGTCGGTCTGATCGTCGGCCCGTCCGGTGTCGGCAAGTCGAGTATCGCGCGCGCGCTGTTCGGCAAGGAAAAAATACCGGCGTGGAAACGCAAATCCGTCATCGACGACTTCGACGCCAAGCTGTCCATACAGCAGATCACGGACGCCTGCAGCGCGGTCGGCTTCAACACGATCCCAAGCTGGATGAAGCCCTACGCCGTGCTGTCGACGGGCGAGAGGTTTCGCGTCGATCTGGCGCGGCGCATTTTGAGCAGCGCCGATCCCATCGTCGTCGACGAGTTCACCTCGGTCGTTGATCGGCAAGTGGCGCACATCGCCGCCCTGGCGGTGGCCAAATACGTGCGCAAGCACGAGCGGCGCTTTGTCGCCGCGACGTGCCACTACGACGTGATCCCGTGGCTACAGCCGGATTGGATCCTCGAACCCGCCACCATGGGCTTCAAATGGGTGACGCCTCGGCGACGCCCTCACATCGCTGTCGAGATCGCGCGGGTCGATCACGCGGCTTGGCAGCTTTTCGCTCCGTTTCACTATCTGAGCCACGAGCTGCACCGCGGCGCGGCGTGCTACGTGCTGTTCGCCAACGGCGAGCCAGCGGTATTCTGCGGCGTGCTGCATCGCCCGCACCCAACGGCGCAAAACATTCGCGGCGTCTCGCGCATCGTCACGCTGCCGGATTATCAGGGTCTTGGGCTGGCCTTCGTCATGCTCGACACGCTCGCCAGCCACTACACGCAGCTTGGCTATCGATTCAGAAACTACCCCGCGCACCCGCCGTTCATCCGCGCGCATGATCGCTCGGACAAGTGGGCGCTGACGAAAATGCCCGGGGTCTTTTCGCCAGTCATGGGCCGGACGTCGACGCTTGCGGGCATGAAGTCTTCGCATTTCACAAAAGAAAAAGGGCGCTGGAACATGGGCGGACGCCCCTGCGCTGTGTTTGAGTACGTCGGCAAAGCGTCAGGGGACGCGGCTGGTGCGCGCAAGCTGATCGAGGGGTATCAGCGCTCAAGACAAAAAAAGGGGAGCGGCAATGCCGCTCCCCTGAGTTTAGATCACGCTGTCATGTAGCGGGTCGGCTCGCCTTCCTTCTTCACGATCTTGAGCTTCTTGCCGTGGTTTTCGCAGATCGTTTTCATTGACGCCGAGCTTGGCCGCCGCCCCAGCACCTTCGCCAGTTCGGCATTGTCGACGCCGTTCTTGCGCGCGAGCGCGGCGAGCAGCTTCTCGTATTTCGCCTTGCGCTCGGCACTGCCTTTCTTGGGTGCCGATTTTGCCGCCGCTTTCTTTGCGGTCTTCGGCGGTTTTGCCGAGTCTGTGACGCCTTGCTTGACGGCGAGCGCATCGCGCGCCTTGATCGCCTTCTCGACGAGCGAGCCAGCTTTCTTCGGCGGCTTCGCTGACTTGTTCGGCGTGTACGGGCGCAAGCCGTCCTTGACGCGCGCCGCGTTGATCTTGTCGACCGCTTTCTGCGCGGCCTGTCCTTTCTCGATGAACGCTTTGATGTTTTTGAAAGGATCAGTCTTGCCGTCTCTGAGCCGCTCAACATCGGCTTTGACGGCAGCGAGCTTTTCCTTTTTCTTCGTCTCGGCAAAGTCTTTCGCAATTGCCGCACTGATCTTCGGATCGGGCGGGGTGATCACCTTCAAGCCTTTGCTGTCGTCCTTCGGCGCGTGCTTCTTGCGCCGCGCCTCGGCTTGCGCCTCGGTTTCAGTTCGGCGCAGGAAATCGGGAATCGCGTCCGATCCAACGCCAGTGCCTTCGTCAACATGTTTGAACGTAAGTTTTTTCGTCATTGTCGTCTCCTGTCAAAGCGGACGTTGTCGTGTGCCGGGAGTATTGCCATCCGCATAATCAACATCCCGGTCATTCATGCCGATAGGGAAGCGCCACGTCGGGTCGGCATAACCCCACAAGTGGTACTTGTTCGAAGCGTCGACCTTCCGGCTTTCCGCCGGGTACAGTTCGACCGCCTCGCATTCCTTGCCGATCATTTCGTTCTTGATCTGCTGAAAGTGCCGCCAGTCGCGCATGATCGGCAGTCCATCACGGCGGCGGATATTGACGTGGATCAGGCCGCCCGCCATTTCGCGGCGCTGCACCTGATACGTGTCATTGATCCAGACCGTCGTCGCGGCGGCTTCACGCTCAAGAGTCGCAATGACGTCCTCGCGGCTCTTGTATTTCTTGACCTTGATCAGATCGGCGATCAACGCCTCGCTGATCGGCTGCATCTGCGCTTGCTGAAGGCGCTGCCAGCGATAGCGGGGCTTCATTGTTTGCCCCAATCAGCCGAGTAAGACGGCGTCGCACGCGGCGGCGGAGTGGTCGAAGCCGTCGCGATAGACGGCGTCGCATGCTGCGACGTGTTGCTCATCAAAGTCGCAAGACCCCAAACGAGCGTCGCGCCGATCCATGCCAACAGCAAGCCGATGCCGTTGATGATGCCGTCGGCTTTTCCCTTGGTTATGAGATCGATCGCGATCAGCACGGACGGAAAGCCAAGCATGACTTGGCTTAGCCAAAACATAAGCTTGAAGAATGTCGTCATCATTGTCAGTCTCCTGTCGAGAGAGTTGGATATTTCAGGACGCCGTCCTCCCACAAAAAATTGCAGAAGTCGCCGCCGTCGGTGATCATGACCTTGCGCACGATCTTCATGATCGACGCCGGTCCGTGGCAGAGCCGATGGGCGGCGTTGACCGCCCGCTCGGCAGATACGAAGCGCATTTCCTCGTGCTGGTTGCCGTCGCGATCCCACCAGTAAACGGAAAATTCGTCGGTCATTTTCCGTCTCCCTAGTGGCAATGCACAACGCCGTGATGCGAGTGACAGCGCGGCTCGGCTTTGACGGGGGTCACGGCGATCCAGAACGCAAATAGAATCGCGGCGACGGCAACGACATGCATGAGAATTTCCTCGGTGAGTTTCCAGTTCATTGTTGTCTCCTGTCGGGTTTTCGGGGGTTTCAGAATGCTAGAGGCAGATCGTCCTCGCGTGGCGGCAGTTTCCAGATCGCCATTGCGAGATCGAACATCGCTCGATTGAATCGCTCGTGATCGTGGAGACGATTATTGAACGCGGCGTTCATTTCGCCGTTGATGCGCATGGTGCATCCGTAGCCAACGAACAAAAGAAGCGCGAGCGCCGCGCGCGCCTCGTCGATGTTGTGCGTCGTGTAGTCCCCGGTATTGACGAGAACGTCGCACGACGAATTGCCCTGCGCGTCGAAACGCAACGCTGGGCAGCGCGCGCCGTCCGCGCCGAACAGGGCACGGCCGACATCGCACTTGCTCGACCAGCAGCACAGACCGCAGCTGTTACACTTCGATCCGTGCGCTGGTTTTCTCTGCGCAAGCTCGCGGGGAACGGCGACTAGTGGCCCTTGTGCCATGTCGCGCCTCCATCGTGCGAGTGAACGCCGTGCGCGAGCGTCTGACGGTTGACGCTTACGCCCGTCATCTGCTGCGCCTGTTGCAGCTTCAGCTTCGTCATCGTCGACGCGCTCGACGTCAGCAGACGAAACGCGCAGGCATCGGTGATGCCCGCGCGCTCATTGTCGCCCCAGCCCTTGAAAGCAATCGCGCCCTTGCTCATGCCTTCGGTGCCGATGCGGACGTTGACCTTGCCCGCAGCGATCAGCTTGTCGAGCGTGCTGATCGCTTTCTTCACTTCCTCTTTTCGCTCGCTGAGCGTCTGACGCTCGCGCAGTCGCATGTCGCATGCCATCGTTGCCCCCTATGCGTCGATATCGACGCGGCGGGATTGCCGCGCCTTGGGCTTCTGCACCTGCTCGACGTCATCCATGTCGAGGAAGCTGATGCGCTGCTCGGCGATCTTGCGGATGGCGCGCGCGTCGATCTCGACCGCCGCATCGTCGCCCGCCTTGACGATGTCGCTGGCGGCTTTGCGCGCAAGGTCGACCGCTTTCATGACGCGCCCTTCCGCATCGGGCGTCAGCATTTGCCCGAGCGATTTCGCTTTCTGTGCGGCTTGACGCACCGCTTGCACGTCGAGCGTCTTCAATCCGCGTTCCATGTCAGCCATCAAGTCGCGCACTTCGCTGTTGATCGCTTTCACGGCTTCGACGTCATCGGCGGCGATGCGCCCGACCATGACGTACACATGGACGCGGGTCATTTCCGCCGTGCTGTTGAAGTCCTCGATCAGCTGCTTTGCCTCGGTGATCGCCTTTTCCAAGTCGTCCTTGTCGCTCTCCGGGCACAGCAAGCCGAACGCCGACCACGCGCAGACTTTGCGAATGATCGAGACGGCCCCCGAACGCGCCTTTTTGGCGCGCTCGAATTCCTCGACGTCGGCTATCGTGCGCGTGGTTTCCCACTTCTTGAGTTCGGACGTACCGGTTTCGAGATCGAGATCAAGCTTCTCATACGAGACGTTGCCGCGCGTCGAGGTCTTCAGCGACACGAGCAGGCCCGGGCGCAAAGTGGATGTCTGCATTGTCATTGTCAGTCTCCTGTCAAAAGAGTGTTTCGGGTTTCAGGCGAGATCGAGCGCGCGAGTCTTTTTCTCGGCGCGCGTTTCTTCAAATTTCGAGGCAAAGCGAAAGCGCCCTTGGGCCTCTTTGCGCATCGCCTCGATCTTCTTTTCTGCCGTCTTACTCAACGGCACGACGGTCTTCGCGGCAGCGATCAAGTCGTCGGTGCTGATGTCTCGCGCGCCGTCATTGAACGCGGCATAGAGCGCGTCGGGCACAATGGCGTCGATCTCGGAGCCGGTGAAGCTTTCACAGGCGCGAGCGACGTTGACATGATCGATGTCGGTCTTGTCGCGTCCGTGCTTGCGCAGGGACGCCTTCAACACTTCGACGCGCTCGGTCTGATTGGGCAGATCGATCCACCAAAGCTCGTCGAAACGGCCCTTGCGCAGAAACTCGGGCGGCAGTGCGGACACATCGTTCGCCGTCATGATGACGAACGCATCCGACTTTCGCTCTTGCATCCACGTCAGCACGGCACCCATGGCGTCGGAAGACACGCCGCCATCGGCGCTACCGCTCGTCGCACCCTGCAACGCCTTTTCCACTTCGTCGAACCACACGACGCAGAAGCCGAGCGCCTCGATGATCGCAAACGCCTTGCGCAAATTCGCTTCGCTTTCGCCAACGAATTTGCTCTTGAGTGCGCCGAGATCGACACGGATCAGCGGGCATCCCCACGCCGTGGCGATGGCTTTTGCCGTCAGCGACTTGCCGCACCCGGAAATGCCGACGAGCATTGCGCCCTTCGGTCGCGGCAATCCGTAGGCACGCGCGGCGGACGTGAACGCTGCCGCACGGCCCTTGAGCCAGCTTTTCAGATTCTCTAACCCGCCGACAGCGTCTAAACCGTTCGGCAACGGGTCGAACCACTCAAGAATCCGTTCGCGGGCGATGACACGCTTCTTTTCTTGCGCGACGGTCTGCGCGTCAATTGTCTTCAGCTGCACGAGCGAGCGGGCAAAGCACGCTTGCGCCTCTTCGCCGGACAGCCCAATCGCCGCGTCGATGGCGGCGTCGCGCTGCCCGTTCTTCACGATGTCGGTCAGTTCGTACTCGTCAATGAGCGCATCGACGAGATCGGCGATCTCCTCGCGATCCGGCAAGGGCCACTCGATCACGGTGGCGGAGTTGGCAAGCTCGGGCGGCACGTTGCCGTCCGGCGATATGATCACGATCACTTGCGCCGTATCGCGCGGCTCGACGGTGCGGCAGAAATTGCGCAGCCGCCGCACAATCGGGATGCCAATCGGCCCCTGCAACAGCGGCGGCAGATCGCGCATGATCCACACGCCGCGCTCCTTGTTGCTTTCGGCTTTGCCGCGCTCGCTGATCGTCGTGAGCATGGCAATCGGGTCGGCATCGCCGATCTGCTCGGCGTTGCCGTTGATATCGGTCACGCCTTGCGCGAAGTCCCAACAACGCGCGATGTATTTCGTCGGCGCTGCCGCCTCGAATATGTATTGCTCGATCCGCGCCTCTTCCTTGCTGACAATCCAGATCAGCTTTTGACGGGCGCGAAAGTGGGCTTGCAGATTGTTCGCTTCGTTCATCGACTTCATGTTCCAGTCTCCTGTCGTTTTGGGGTTTTACTGTTTTGCAACGTGCAGACAAAAGCGCTTCGCCTGATTGAGCGAGCGAAAGCGCCCGAGCGTCTTCATCCAAAGTCCGGTGCGATTGGTGCCCATCTCGTTGACCCAATATTCGCCGCCGCTCACTTGAATGGAAAAGCCTGTCTCCTTGCCGCGCGTCAGCAGTTGATATTCGGCGTCGACCATGTCGTCGCCAGCGATGAAAAGAAATGCCATGTTCCAGTTCTCCTGTCGGGGTTTTTGAGTTTCAATCGTTCAGCAAGTGAAGTTCGACATTCTGCCGCTCGTCGCGGTAAATGATGCCGAGCAATTCGCCGTTGCTGATGTCTTCGAGATGGCGCATCAGAATGTGATTGCCCGAGCGAATTTCGTCGGGCCATTGACCGGGTTTCAAGCCGATCTCCGAGGCATCCATGACGGTCGTCGTGTTCGTTTCATTCTTGCCGAAAAGTCCGTTGATCTTGTGCGTCTTCATTTTCAAAATCTCCTGTGGGGCAAATTGCCAAACGCCGCGCTTGCACGCGGCAATCTATTTTTTGAAAAGTTTGAAAGTCATCGAAGCGTGGAGTCTCTAGTGTCGGGTCGTTCGTCTGGGCGCGTCTCCCGACTTTTGCTCCGCTTTCGTTCGCCCGGGTGTTCTACAGAAACTTCCTCCCGCGCGAGCTTCGCTCTTGCTTCGATCTTCGGGTTCGGCGCTCGTGGCGGCTTTGAACCTTTACTTTCCCTTCGGCGTCGGACTTGCAGGGTTGATGCCCGTTTGGGTGCGACTATCTGGGAGCGTCCGAGGGTGTTGGGCTTCTTGCGTTCGGACATACACGCCGTGAAGCAAATATCGCAAAACGCCTTGCTAAAGCCAAGGGTAAAAAGCGACAATTTTCGCTAATTAGGCGCTAGGCAATCAAGCACATCCGACAGCGTCAGTGCCAAAAACTGGATTTTCGACGAATCAGCGTCTAGAACGCCTTCCACTCGATCATGGGCACAGAACGCTGGCACGTCGCTTTCACTGACGGCGGCACAGAGCAAAAAACCTGTGGAGAGATTCGCGCGCTCGGCTTTGGCGTCTACGTGCCAATGGAGCGGCACAAACGCTTTCGGCGCGGCGTGCGCCTGTTTATCGAATTGCCACTTTTCCCCTGCTATCTGTTTGCGCGCTTCGATTCCGCCGATGCGAAATGGAACGAGATCAGAGACTGCGACGGCGTGCGCGACGTGCTGTGCAATTTGCAGAAGCCGGTCGCCATACCCATCGGCTTTGTGGAAAAACTTCAACGCATGCAGGCGCTTGGATTGTTCGACAAGACCAAAGCGCCGAATCCGTTCCCGCCAGGAACCGATGTCATGCTCGACGATGACGGGCCTTTTGCCGAATTTGTCGGCAAGGTCATGCGCGCGCGCACCGCCGACCGCGTCGATCTGCTGATCTCGTATCTCGGCCGCGAATTGACGGTCAACGTCTCGCTGGCGCGGCTGTCCTCGATCTAAATTTGCCGACCCATGGCAAATACGGTAGGGAATCGGCGGGCGATTCTGTTGACTGTCTGTCCGTAGGACCTTCTCGCAAATTGCCCGGCCATTTCTTCGGCCCTGCCTCCCGTGGAAAGCTGGCACGGTGGTTGTGCGAAGCTTGCGAATCAGAAAGCATCCGCCCCGCTTCGGTCAGTCTGCATCCCGAAGCTGTTCATGGTGACCGACTTCCCGGCGTCGCGGCATGACACGCGGCGTCGGGAAGTTTCCAGCAGATCAGCCGGCCACTGAACGGCAATTCGTATATATCGAGAAAGAAATCGATCAGTTCGCGCCAATTGCGGAAACCGTCCTTGCGCGCGAAGTCGTCGAGGTCCTCGACCAGCACCCCATCCACGCTGACGCGGTTTCTTGCCATGTTGCACGAGACGTTGCGCGTGCAGATCACCTCCAGCAATTGACGCGCGTGCTTGGTGCGCATCCCGCAATAAAGCTGCATGGTGTCGCCAGCGGCGGCATGACGTGCCGTGCGAAATGCGCGGATGGTCTGCGTCTTCTCGCCGGATAATATCGCCTGCGCAAAGCGCGGCTTGAAATTGTAAGCAACCATGGAGGCCCCACCAATGGTGATCAATTGCCCCAACTGTGGCAAAGGCATGCTGTCGAGCGCGAAGACCTGTCCGCACTGCGGATACGGCATGATCTTCCGCTGCGAAACAATTTGATCTGGATCAACGGCGGCAGAACAGACCGGGAATGAAGCATGCGCATCAGAACATTGAAGGCAAGCATCCCGACCGTGAACACTCAGACGGTGCCACCCCTGCCGCGTGAGACCAATCCCGCCTATCGCACATCACATCATGTCGGCTGGGCCTTGCAAGTGAAGCGACGTGCAGGCTTCGCCTGTCAACGGTGCGGCAGACAAGAGCAACGGATGTTTGCTGATCATATCGTCGAGCTGAAAGACGGCGGCACATGGACACTGGATAACGGGCAATGCCTCTGCGGCTCATGTCACACCACCAAGACCGTAATTGAAAAAACAAAACGGTTATTCAATACCGTCTGAGCGCAAGCGGGCAAAAAGAATCGCGCAAAAGAAATGGCTCAAAGTAATGACCTGACCCTAGGGGGGATATCGGCGGAAAATTATCCGCGGGCGCTATGACCGCGCATGTGCCCATTGCCGCTTTTTTTATTGGGTTTTAGGGTCGCGGCTTGGCGCTATCAAAAGGAAAATAATCAATGGCAAAATTCAAGATCACCGCGAAAGACCGGCAGAAAGTCGAGAAGATGGCCGGGCTTGGTATTCGGCATGACGGCATTGCGCTGGTCATGGACATGTCCGACGAGACGCTGCGCAAGTATTTTAGGCGAGAACTTGATCTGGGCAAGGTGAAAACGGATACGCTTGTCGCTCAATCGCTGTTCGAGAAAGCGATAGGCAATGGTCCGCAGTCGGTGACGGCCGCGATATTCTGGTGCAAGACGCGGCTCGGCTGGAAAGACCCCAACGCCGTGGTCGAGGTTATTTCCAAGAAGGAAGAGCAAAGCTGGGCGGCGAAACGCGCGGGGCTTGGCTCCGAGTGGGGCACCGATCTGGTGACGACGCCAAGCGACGCGCTCAACTAGCTGATGTGGGATACAAGCTGCGTTGACTGGCGCGAGCGCCTGCTGGCTGGCAAAACGCTCGTGCCCGACTTGCCGCTCTACAAGGCCGAGGCGGCGAAGGGCTTGCGCTGCTTCAAGCGACTACGTCTACCCGACGTCAATGGCACGCCGACGTTCGGCGACAAATGCGCGCCATGGGTGTTCCCCATCGTGGAGGCGCTGTTCGGGTCGTATGACCCGGTCGAGGACGTGCGGCGCATTCAGGAATATTTTCTGCTGGTGCCGAAGAAAAACGGCAAGAGCACGATCAGCGCTGCGATCATGCTCACGGCGATCATCTGCAACGTCAAGCGCCGCCCCGGCGCCGAGTTCAACTTCCTCGCCCCGACCATCGAGATCGCCGGAATTTCCTTCCGGCAGGCGCGCGGCATGATCAAGCTCGACGAGAAGCTCAACGAGCTGTTCCACATTCAGGACAATATCCGGCGCATCACGCACCGCAATTCGGGAAGCTTCTTGCAGATCAAGGCGGCGGATACCGACGTGGTAACGGGCGGCAAGGCGCTGGGGACGCTGATCGACGAGACGCACATTTTCGCCAGCAAGGCGCATGCCGCCGACATCTTCGTCGAAATGCGCGGCGCGCTGGCGTCGCGGCCGGACGGCTTTCTCATTCAGATCACCACGCAAAGCAAAGCGCCGCCCGCCGGGGTGTTCAAGGCGGAACTCGCGCGCGCGCGCGACGTGCGCGACGGGCGACTTGTATTGCCCAAACCATTATTGCCGATCCTCTACGAATTGCCGCGCGACATGGTCGAGCGCTGGGAAGACGAACAGGTGTGGCCGCTGCTCAATCCCTCGCTGGGCACATCGGTCGATCCTGATTTTCTGCGAACCAACTTGATCGAGGCGAAGCGGCGCGGCAGCGGCGAGCTTGCGCTGTTCGCCAGCCAGCATTTCAACGTCGAGATCGGGCAGACTTTGCGCGGCGACCGTTGGGCCGGTTCGGAGTTCTGGCAGCGGCAGGCAGATCCAAGTCTGACGCTCGACAGCGTGCTGGAGCGAAGCGAGATCGTGGTGGCGGGGCTGGATGGCGGCGGGCTGGATGATCTGTTCGGCCTGTGTATCCTCGGACGCTGCCGCGAAACCAAGCATTGGCTCGCTTGGTCGCATGCTTGGTGTCACGAGGGCGTCCTGCAGCGAAGGCATACCATCGCGGCAACGCTGCTGGATTTCCAGCAAGCCGGGGAATTGACGATTGTGCAGGACGAGCTGGACGACGTCGGCTCCATCGTCGAGATCATCAGCCTGATCAAGAAGCGAAACAAGCTCGCCGCCGTGGCGGTCGACCCGGCGGGCATCGGCGAAATGGTCGAGAAGCTCGCGGCGATAGGCGTCACGGTGGAGAAGAAAAACCTCATCGGCGCGCCGCAGGGCTACGGGCTGATGAACGTCATCAAGGGCACCGAGCGGCGGCTGGCGGCGGGCACGCTGTGGCATTCCGGCTCGGGGCTGATGCGCTGGGCGGTCGGCAACATCAAGATCGAGCCGACGGCGACGGCGATCCGCGCGACGAAACAGAACGCAGGCGATGCCAAGATCGACCCGGTAATGGCGCTGTTCGACGCCGCCGTCGTCATGAGCGGCAACCCGGCCAAGGCTCCCACGTATCAGATCGCCTTCATCTAGGAAGGGATACCCAATGCCAATGCATAACGGCTTTGCCTATTCGACGCTCGCCATCAAAAGCGTCGACGAGCAGCAGCGCATCATCGAGGGCATGGCATCGACGCCGACACCGGACCGAGTCGGCGACATCGTCGAGCCGATGGGCGCGAAATTCAAATTGCCGATGCCGCTCCTGTGGCAGCACAGATCGAGTGAACCCATCGGGCACGTCACATGGGCGCAGCCGACCGAGAACGGCATTCCGTTCCGTGCGCAATTGGTCAAGATCGAGGAAACCGGCAAGCTGAAAGATCGTCTCGACGAGGCATGGCAAAGTCTCAAGAGCGGGCTGGTGCGCGCCGTCTCGATTGGCTTCAAGGGCATCGAGGAAGAGCCGGTCGATCCGAAGTCGACGGGCTGGTTCGACCCGGTGCGCTACAAGGTGTGGGAATGGCTGGAGCTTTCCGCCGTCACCATCCCCGCCAACGAGGAAGCGACCATCGTCAATATTCGATCCATCGATCAGGCCTTGCGCGGCGAGTCCGCCAGCGATGCGCAAGACAAGATCGCCCCGGCCAGGTCTGGCCCGAACCCCGCCGCAGTCGCGGCCCGCAAGACATCATTTTCATTGGAGCGCAGGACGCAAATGCCGATGACAAACCAAGAGCGCATGAAAGGGCTCGAGGAAAAGCGCGCCGCAGAAATGGCGGCGCTTGAGGCCATCCAGACGAAAGTCACCGACGAAAACCGCACCAAGGATCAGGCCGAGCAGGAAGACTTCGACAATCGCGCGGCGACGATCAAGTCGATTGATCGCGAACTGAGCGATTGCCGGATGATCCAGACCGAACTGATCGCCAAGGCCAAGCCGGTGGTGGTCGCTACCGACGACGGGCGCGCCATCGAATACAGCGGCGAACGGCCGGTGTTCAAGGTGACCGCGCCGAAGCTTGAGCCGGGCATCGGGTTGATGAAGGTGCTCGCCTGCCAGCTGCACGCGCGCGAATACAATCGCGACGTGGTGCAGGTCGCGCGCGAGCATTGCGGCCAGTGGCCGCAGATCGAGGAGATGCTGACACGCAAGGCGGCGGTCGCCACCGGCACGACAACGGGCACGACATGGGCCAGCCCGCTGGTCTATGCACAAAATCTTGCTTCCGAGTTCGTGCAGTTTCTTTTGCCGCAGACCTTTTTCGGCAAGATCCCGAACCTGACGCGCGTGCCGTTCAACGTGCGCATCCCGCGCGACACGGCGGCGATCACGTCGAACTGGGTCGGGGAGGGCCGCGCCAAGCCCGCCGCAGCCGGCGCGTTCGATTCGGTCAGCCTCACCTTCAACAAGATCGCGCTCATCATCGGCGTGACGCAGGAGCTCGCGCGCTTCAGCAATCCCGCCGTCGAGACATGGGCGCGCGACAAGCTGGCGGCCTCGATTGCCCGCTTCATGGATCAGCAATTCGTCGATCCGGCGGTGACGGCGATCACCGGCGTGCGACCGGCCTCGATCACCAACGGTGCCGATTCGGACGCGGCCTCGGGCACGGCATCGACCGATCTGGTGCACGATCTGCGGCAGATCATCAAGCACGCGCAGGACAACTTCATCCCGACCGACGAGATCGTCCTGCTCACGACGCCGCAACTGGGGACGGCCATCGGCATGATCTACACGACGCTCGGCGTGTTGCAGTTCCCGGGCGTCACCGGCGCGGGCGGCACAATCGGCGGCATGCAGGTCATCACCTCGTCCAACGTCCCGGCGGGCTATCTGATCTCGCTGCACCCGCCGTCGATTGCCGTGGCGGATGACGGCGGCGTCGACATCGTGGCATCGACCGAGGCGTCCATCGAAATGGACGACAACCCGACCTCGGGCGATTATCACCTGATCAGCGCCTTCCAGAACAACCTGCTGTTCGTGCGGGCCGAGCGCTACTGCACGTGGGCACGGCTGCGCGCCAAGGGCGTGTTCTATATCACCAATGCCGCGTATGGCGGGGCGGTGACCTGATGACGATGCGCGCGCTCAAGTCGTTTCGCTATGTCGACCGCAACTACCGGCCCGGCGATCTGCTGGAGCCGTGTTCGGACGCGGATCGCCATGTCTTGGGCGTCGCGCAGCTTGCCGCGGAGGTGGAGCCGGACACTCCATCCCCGCGCAAGCCGAAGAAGGACAAGCACGCCTACAAGACCAGCGTCATGCGCGCCGAGGACGCCGAGTGAAAATCTTCGGCATGGAAATCACGGTGCGCAAGCAGCTCGACGCCATCGGGCCGCCGTCGACCATCATCAACAACGGGCAAAACAGTTCGTATCTCTATGAGCGCGGCTGGTTCCCGATAGTGCAGGAGCCGTTCGCCGGGGCATGGCAGCGCAACAAGCCGCTGATCATGTCCAACCCGCTGCAAAACGGCACGCTCTATCGCTGCGTTACGATGATCGCCGCCGACATCGCCAAGATGCGGCTGAAGCTGATGCAGCCGAGCGGTCGAGCGGGCGCGCAAGTCTGGAGCGAGACGACGTCATCGGCGTTCACGCCGGTCATGAGCAAGCCCAACGCCTACCAGACGCGCATCCAGTTTTTTGAATCGTGGATGATCTCGAAACTGCGCCGGGGCAACGCCTATATCCTGAAGGAATACGACCAGCGGCCCGTCGTCACGGCGATGTACGTGCTGAACCCGGACCGCGTGAAGCCGCTGCGCGCATCGGACGGCTCGATCTTCTACGAACTGAACACCGATTATCTCGCGGGCATCCCGACCGACCGCGTGATCGTCACGCCCGACGATCTCATGCATGACCGGATGAATTGCCTGTTCGACCCGCTGGTGGGCATGCCGCCGCTGTTCTGCGCCTCCGCCCCCGCCATCGCATCGCTGGGGATGCAGGAATTTTCCGCGCAGTTCTTCAACAACGCGGCGCGCCCGGGCGGGCTTCTCTCGGCCCCCGGCGAAATTCCGCCCGAGGACATCGAGCGGCTCAAGAAGATGATGGATCAGGGCTACTCGGAAGAAAATCGCGGCAAGACGGCGGTGATGGGCAACGGGCTGAAATTCGAGCCGATGCAGCAGAACGCCGTCGACAGCCAGTTGATCGAGCAGCTGAAGCACACCGACGAATCGATTGCCGCCGCGTTCGGCATTCCCGGCTACATGGTCGGCGTGAAAGACCCGCCCAACTACAACAATGCCGAGCTGCTCGACCTGCAATACTACAAGCAGGTTCTGCAAAGCCCGATCGAGCACCTCGAACTGATCCTGTCGGAAGGGCTTTATCTGATCGACGCGGGCTATCGCGCCGAGTTCGATCTGACCGGGCTGTTCCGCATGGACAGCCAGACGCAGATCAACACGCTCGCCGTGGCGGTCGACAAAGGCATCCTGACGCACAACGAGGCGCGACTGCTCATGGGCTACGGGCCGCAACCCGGCGGCGACAAGCTGATGGCGCAGCAGCAGATGTTCACGCTGGAGGCGCTCACCGCGCGCGATGCGGCTCCAGCCCCGATCCCGACGCCCGCGCCAACGGCCAAGCCGAGCGCGCAGCCACCCCTAAATCAGCGAGCATTGCTCGACGCTCTACGCAAGGAGTTCGGTCGTGCAGCAGCAGCTTGAGCAGGCGATCGCCAAGGAATTGGCGGATATTTTTCATGAGCAGCAGGGCAAATTATTCGGGCGAATCGAGTTTCTCGAAACGCGCCTGCTTTTACTGGAAAGCCGCCAACCGCAAAAAGGCGACAAGGGCGATCCCGGCCTCGCCGGGGCGCGCGGCGAAAAGGGAGAAAAAGGCGACAAGGGCGATCCCGGCGATGCTGGCGCTGTGGGTGCGAAAGGCGATCCGGGGCCTCAGGGGCTGACCGGCGAGCGCGGCGAGAAGGGCGAGCGCGGCGAAACGGGCCTGCGCGGCGAAACCGGCATCCCCGGCAAGGACGGCAAAGACGGCATCAACGGCAAGGACGGCGTCGACGGCCACCCTGGCGCAATGGGGCCGCAGGGCGAGAAGGGCGAACGCGGCGAAAACGGCAAGGACGGCGCGGGCCCCTCGCGCGGGCGACATCGCGGGCCGTGGAAGCACAACGAGACATATGCGCTCGACGACAGCGTGACGTCGGGCGGCAGCGGCTGGTATGCCATCGTCGACAACCCGCAGGGCCGCCCCGGTGAATCGAAAGACTGGCAATTGTTCGTGATGAAAGGGCGCGACGGCAAAGACGGCAAGGACGGCGTGCGCGGGCCGCAGGGACTTCCCGGCAAGGACTCGGCGTATGCGTAAGTCGCTCTACACGGTGAATGGGCCGACCGCTCCCGTCTACGATCTCGCGACCGTGCAGGACGTCAATCTCATGCTGGGCATTACCGGCAATACCGCCGACGACGCCATCATGGCGCAGCGCATCACGTTCACGTCGAAGCTCATTGCCGATTTCTGCAACCGGGATTTCGCCGCGCTGGAGGTCACCGAGAATTTTCGCGTGCATGCCGGACAGCCGGTCGAGGCGCTCTATCTGCGGCATTTTCCGGTGCAGCAACTGTTCTCGATCACCGTCTGCGGCGCGCCAGCGGAGCCGGAGCTTTTCGAACTGGACTACGACAGCGGGCTGTTGTGGATGAAATGCTGGCGCTGGCGCGGCGAGATCGTCGTCGATTATCTGGGCGGTTATAACTTGCCCGACGATGCGCCGCCGCTCCTGACGCAAGCCTGCGTCGAGACGATCCGCTTTTCCCGATTTGCCGGGAACCGCGACCCGACCATCCGCTCGACCACGCACGAGGGCACGACGGTCAGCTTCAACGATTATCGCTTCGGCACCGCGACAGGGGCGGGTGCCACCGCGTTGCCGCCCAACGTCAATGACATGCTCGACGGGTACAAGGCGAAGTGGGTCTGATGTTTCGCGCCGAGCCGATCTGGAAAGGCGAGACGTGCTACATCATCGGCGGCGGGCCATCGGTGCTAAACCAACCAACCCACTTGCTCAAGGGCAAGAAGATCATCGTCATCAATTCCAGCTACATCGCCTTTCCCGAGGCGCAGTTCTGCGTTTTCTCCGACATGCGCTGGTGGTGCGAGCACATCCGCATTGGCGCGCTGAAGTTCAAAGGCACGATTATCGCAACGTCACAGTCGGCGAGCGGCGCACCCAATCTCGTCACGATGCGACGCTCGACGCTGCGCGGGCTGAGCGAAGATCGCGAAACGCTGATGGTGAAAAACACCACGCTGACGGCGGCGATCAATCTGGCGTATCATTTTGCCGTCGCCAAAATCGTGCTGCTCGGCATTGATCAGAAAAAAGCCGACGACGGGCGCACGCACCATCATCGGCCGCATCCGTGGGTCGTCATGGCGGACGCCTATCGCCGCCAGCAATCGGATCTGCCGCCCATCGCGGAGGGCTTGCGCGCGAAGGGAATCGCGTGCGTTAATGCCTCCCCCGGTTCAGCGCTTGCCCTCTGGCCCATCGTCGAATTGCGCGATCATGTCGAAGCCGCCGATCAGTGTCTTGGGGATGCAGGGCTTGGGGGACAACATCTATCAGCGGGCGTTTGTGAAGCAGCTCGCGCGCACGGCGGACATATGGCTGGAGACGTCGTGGCCTGAACTGTACGCGGACATCCCCAGCCTGCATTTCGTCGTGCCCGCGGTCAACGGCAAATTGCGAACGCAAACCAAGAACGTCGCGCGCGCGAAAGTCAAATGGGAGCAACGTCCGCCCCGGCCCGCGCGCACGATCCGCAACACCTATGTCGTCGCGTTCCAGAATCACAAATCGATCATCTGGGGCATGGAGCAGAGCTTTCAGCTGCAACTGGACCCGGCGGACTTCGATCTGCCGCCACTGCCGCCGCCCCCGGTTGTCACCGACAAGCCCATCGCCTTTGTCAGACCGGTCACCGAGCGTCGGGAATGGCTCAACAGCGCGCGCAACCCGCGCCCGGAATACATCGCGCAGATCGTCGAACAGCTACGCCCGACGCATCACATCGTGATCGTTGCCGACGTGCTCGACGGCGCGGAATGGTTTGTCAGCCGGCCGCCGCGCGGCGACAGCGAATTTCTCCGGGGCGAACTGCGCGTCATGGACATGCTCGCATTGCTGGGCGCGTCCGATCTCGTCATCGGCCCGGTCGGTTTCATCGTACCCGCCTCGACCGCGCTCAAGCGCGATTGCTTCGTGATCCTCGGCGGGCAGGGCGGGCATAATTCGCCCGAGCGCATACTGGACAAGCGTCTCGATTGCTCGCGCATCACGTTTGCCACGCCGAGGGAGTTTTGCGGATGCACGAGCATGCGCCACGATTGCAACAAGGAGATTCCAAACTTAATGGACTCTTTCGCCGCCTTCCTGGCCGCCCGTGGCGACTCGGCATCGAGGACGAATGCCTACGCTGGTATCCCGAAATTGGCATCGGCTATTTCCCCGTCAGCGTAAGCCGGTCGCCCTACGATCAAGCCTATTTCGACCGCTTTGCGCGACAGGCGGACGAGCCTATCGGCAAACGCCTCATGGCGGCGCGCGTTGCTTTCGTCGACAAAGTGTGGGGTCTCGATCTGCTCGACTACGGCATCGGCTCGGGCGCGTTTATCGAGCGGCGCAATCAATTCGGGCGGCGTACCTACGGGTATGACATCAACGCCGCGGGCATTGCGTGGCTCAAGGCGCGCATGTTGTGGCTCAATGTCCCGATACACAACGAGCCGATCCGCGCGATGAGTCTGTGGGACGTGCTTGAGCACATCGACGATTTTCCCGCCGTGCTCGACAAGGTCTCCGACTGGCTCTTTCTATCGCTGCCGATCTTCCGCGACGCCGATCATGTGCTGCGCTCCAAGCACTATCGCAAGGACGAGCATTTCTGGTATTTCACAAGGCGGGGTCTGATCAACGTCATGGCGGACTTGGGCTTCGAACTGATCATCGAAAGCGACATGGAAATCAAAGCGGGGCGCGAGGATATCGGCGCGTTCGCCTTCAAGAGGGTCTGAATTTTGGACGCGCAAAATCTTGTCTTCGGCGTCACGCGCAAGTCACTGGAGGCCACGGTTCTACGTGCCTGCCCGCATTGCGAAGCGCCGGGAGTTTTCAAGAACGATCCGCGCACGCGCGATCATTGGCCGGGATGCTTCGACGAAAAACGCAGGGACCAACCGGTCGGCGATATCTGCCCCAACTGCGGCAAACACCGTAGACGTGATCTTGCCCTCGGTGAATTGTCGGCTTCGATGCCGCTGTGGCTGTGGAATGGCATTCTCGGCCTGAAATGGTGCGTTGTGAAAGTTCTCTCGCTCAAAACATAGGAGCCGCAAAATGGAATTGAAGTTCAGGGTGCAAAACCCGCACATGACGCCGTCGGCGACGCGCGCCACGGTCAACGGCAAGGAGATGACTGTCTCGGTCGAGGCGTTCGAGGTCGATCTTGTTTCCGAAAGCCCGATGAACGGCGGGCTCAAATTGCGCTTCATCGGCGACGAAGTCGAAGGCGCGAAAAATATGTTTCAGAATGATGCCATCGTCACCGCGACCTTGGCTGGCTATCAGGAAAAGCCGCGCGCATGAGCGTCGTCAAGCTGCCCACCAAGCGCCGCAACGTGCGACCGGTGCATGCGGCGGTCAACGAACTGAACGACATCGCACTGGCACGCGGCAAGCAACGCCATCTTGTCACGGCGATCATCGAAGCGAAGCGCGCCATCGCCGTCGAGCCGCAATCCAAGGAGCTCTGGTCGAACCTCGCGACGTTTTTATGGAACGCGCGGCACTACGATGAGGCCATGGCGTGCGTGGATCGCGCGCTCGACATCGATCCCGACTTTACCAAAGCCTTCCACAACAAGGCGCTGATCCTCGACAGCACCGGCGATCATGCCGGGGCCGAGACGTGGTTTGAAAAGGCGCTGACCGCCGACAGCGAATATCATAACGTGCGCTGGTGCCGCTCGATGATGCGGCTGGGGTTGGGCGATTACGAGCGCGGATTTGCCGAATACGAATCGCGCATCCAGTTTTCGCGCAATGAAGGCAAGAACAATTATCCGATTTTCCCGGCGCCCTATTGGGATGGACGCACATCACTGGAAGGCAAGGACGTGTTCTGCTGCATCGAGCAGGGCATCGGCGACACCATCCTGTTCTCGCGCTTCCTGCCGTGGCTCAAGGAGCAAGTTGGCGCGGGCACCGTGCATCTGTGCTGCGCGCACGAGGTCATGGTGCTGTTGTGGGAGTTCAAGCTCGCCGGTCTGATCGAGTTCGTTCCCGAAGGCACGCCGATCCCGCGCTGCGACTTCAGCATCGTCACCGGCAGTCTGCCGCATTTCGCCAAGGTGAAACTGGACACGATCCCGCCCGATCCCGGGCTGATCCGCAAGCGCGTCGACGTGCAGCTGCGCATCGGCAAGGCGGACATCCCCGCGCCGCTCGGGCCGAACGGTCACAAAGTCGGCCTCGTCTGGTCGGGCAACCCCAAGCAGGAGCGCAACGCCGAGCGCATGCTGCCCTTGGAAAAGCTGCTCACTTTGGCCGAGCACCCGAACGTGTGGCTTTACTCATTGCAAGTCGGACCGGCGCAAGCCGATATCGAACGACTCTGCGCGCAAGATCTCGTCTGCGATCTTGGCCCGCAATTGCAGGAGCGCGGGCTGACGGTCGCCGCCACCGCCATCCTGCAAATGGATTTGCTGGTGACGTGCTGCACATCGATGGCGCATCTGGCGGGCGCGCTCGGCGTCGAGGCATGGGTGGTGCTGTGCGAAAATCCGTATTGGCTGTGGATGAAAGAGCGCGTCGACAGCCCGTGGCATCCATCGCTCAAACTCTATCGACAAGACAAGACCGACGATTGGACTTCGGTCCTCTCGCGGGTGCGTGACGATCTGATCGACCGCGTCGACGCGCGGCTTAAACCCTCACAAACGGAGTCTGCCCATGGCTAACGCTGCAACGGCCACCTATGCCGGGCGCTCATTAATATGGGCGTTCGTGAAAGCCGCAGGATCACCAACCGAACCGAAGAATATCGGCTGGGGTTCCGGCGCGACGACCGGATCGGCCAACCCCGACGTGGCCCTGTTCGGGCCGCAGACCGAGGCGCGCGTGGCGGGGACATCATCGCTCGTGCTGACCACGCAACTCGCCGACACCTATCAGGTGACCGGCACGATCACCGCGACCAACGCTAAAACCATCACAGAGGCGGGCCTGTTCGACACCACGACGGCGGCATCGACGTCGGTCATTGCCACATCATCACAGGCGGCGGCGGCCACGACGATCACGTTGTCGGCTACCATCGGACCGGCATCCGGCAACTTCTACATTCAGGTGGAAAACGAGGTGGAGCTCGTGACCGGCGGCCAAGGCACCGCGACATTGACGGTGGTGCGCGGGCAGCTCGGCTCGACATCGACCGCGCATGCGGTGGGTGCCACGGCAACATCAGGCGCGGATGGCCTCGCCAATACCAATGCCTCGCTGGGTGGACAGACCGCGACCTATGCCAACACCACGGCAAAAGGCGGATCGTTGTTTGCGCATGCCGATTTCGCGGGCATTGCGTTAAGCAACAACGACTCGATTTTGTTCACATGGAAAGATACTCTGACCTGAGTCCATGAAAGTCACGGCGCTCAAGCAGGTGCACTACAATCCGTCCGTCTTCACTTCGGTGGAGACGGTCGACGAAGCGGTGCGCATCATCCTCACGCCCGAAGCGGGCATGACCTCGGTGCATCGCTGGAAAACCGAAGCGCCGTATCTCATGAGACTGATCGAGAAGCACATTGCCAAAAACGGCACGGTGCTGGATTACGGCTGCGGCATCGGCCGGTTGTCAAAGCCGCTGATCGAGAAGCATGGCTGCAACGTCATCGGCGTCGACATCAGCCCGAACATGCGCGCGCTGGCGGCCTCGTGCGTCGACAGCGACAGGTTCTTCGCCTTGCACCCCGCCATGTTGAGCGTGCTTCCGTCGGGCTATGCCACCGCCGCCATTGCGATCTGGACGCTGCAGCATTGTCTCAAGCCGTCCGATGATATCACCAACATTTACCGGGCGCTTGATGGCGATGCTCCGCTTTTCATCGTCAACAACGTGCGCCGCGTGGTGCCGGTCGACGACGGGCAATGGACCGATGATGCCATCGACATCCATAGGCTCATTCTCGACAGCGGCTTCATCTTGATCGAGCGCGGCGAACTGGAAGGCGACGACATCGCTCCCGGCACGCTGCGCGACAGCACGTTCTGGGCGGCGTATCGTAAAAACTGATGGGCGTCTTCGTCACCGGTCGGCAAGTCGCGCTTGAAATTCCCATGCCGGGGTGGTGGCTGCCCGGCGCATCGGTCGATCTCGATTTCGACAGCGGGCGCTATTACGACTCATCGACCGCCAACCCGAGGGCGGCGACGGATTTCCTGTCCTGCACCCGTGCCTCGACCGGCTATGCGAAGGATAGTAGTGGAAATTGGATTTCTTTTGGTTCGAACATCTTGCGCATTACCGATCTGGGCATTTTGGTCGAAGATGCGCGCACGAATCTATTTCTTAACTCTCAGGCCCCAGTAACACAGATTATCACCGTTGCTAACGGAACAGCATATACCGTTAGTGTCTATGGGACTGCCTCTGTAGTTCTGTCAGGTGCAGGTACTGGTACCGCTACGCAAGGGACCGATGTTACTTTTACTGCATCAACAACGAGTTTGACCTGCACTGTCTCCGGTGCGGGTGGTGCTTTTCAAAATGTCAATGTCGAGGCCGGCAGTTTTTCAAGTTCGCCTATAGTCACCACAAGCACATCGGCGACAAGGGCGCAGGACGTTGTTCTGTGTATAGGCAATGCTAATACGATATTTAACGCGCAGCCCATGTCTGCAATCATAGACTTCAAAGACATTTCTGGCGGATCTGGATTAGGTTTTAGAGTTTTTTGGCCCGGTTCCGGCAGCAGTTACGCAATCAATAACGCGGATACTGATTTTGATCATGCGATTGTCTGGAATCCTTTAGCCAAGGCTGTTGCTGGGTCCGGTACGGTATATACCGGAGCAAAATTAGGCATTGCGCAGGATGCGAGCAATGGTTCGGCAGTGCTAACCGGCGGGACCGTTATAACCGGCAGTGCTCCTGGCATAATGCCGAATGTTGTCTTGCTGACCCAATCAGGAGCCAGCTCTGTCACTAATTTTGGATATGTTAGGCGGTTGACGCTTTGGAACAGCAAACTCGCCGACGCCACGCTGCAGGCATTGACCGCGCCATGATCGACTACTTTGCCAAATGGGCCAATGAGGCCGAGGCCAAACAAGATGCCTATCGTCTGCGGCAATATTTCGGATCGGATGGCGGCACGGTCGTCAAGGATTGGTATCTGCATCAATTCCTGCCCAACGTGCAGGTTTGGCGGCCATCGCAGGATGTGATCAATACCGACGGCACGGTGACGCATACTTACCTCGCCGGTTGGTTCGGCATCCTCGCGCTCGACCATATCGAGAACGTTATTCTCAATGACAACTCGCTGGCATTTTGTCTCAACCGGGACGGCGGCGCGGGCGTGGCCTATGTGATCAAAAACAACATCGGCGGGATCATCAATGACGTGGCAGTCAGCCCGATCTTTGCCGGCAGTCACTATCCGCTCGGCGGCATCCACGTATAACCCGCTGCCCTGGTGGGGCGGCAATCCGAACTGGCAAGGACGGCGGCGCTATGCCGAGCCGGTGCATTGGGCACCGTTTGAGCCGGCGCACGACATCGGCGTTGTCCTTGTCCGCTCGCAAAAGCCGTGGGGCCATAACAACGACTGGTATCTAGCATTCCGGCGCGGCGAGGACGTCGTCGGCACCTTGGTGATGGCGCAGACCGTCGTCACCGCAAGTCCTGGCTCGAACCAGACCGTCAACCTTCGCTCAGACTTCATCAGCGATACGACCAACACGGTCGAGGTCATCGGCGGTGGAGCTCGCGGCGCGCACGGGGCCTCGACCTCGACATCGGGCGCGGGCGGACCGGGCGGCGGTTATGCCAAGATCGTCGCCTATGCCGGAACGGCATCGCCGACCTGCCAAGTCGGGATCGGCGGCGCTTCGGATGGCGCGGCGGGCGGCGATACGTGGGTCAACGACACGGCGTTTCCCACGACCGGGACGAACAAGGTCGGCACCAAAGGCGGACCTGCGCTCGCTTCAGCCACGTCTGCAACCGGCGTTGCCTCGGCACTCACTTCGGCTTTCTACACCAACCCGGCAACCGGCGCGGTCGTCCAGCGCGGCGGCTTTTCCAACAGCGCGGGTGCGTCCAACGCATTGGGCGGTGGTGGCGGCGGCGCGGGCGGCCCGCACGGTGCGGGCAATCCGACCTCGACCACGACGTCGACGGCAGGCGGCTCGGGCGACGCAGGCTCAGGCGGTGCAGCCGGTGTGGCAGGATCACCGGGCGGTGCCGGTGGCAATGCGGTAGCACCCAACTACTCGGGCGGCGGTGGCGGTGGTGGCAATGCCGGGCCAAGCACGGGCGGCGCGGGCGGTCAATGGGGCGGCGGTTCGGGCGGCGGCGGACGGTCCAACGGCTCGGGCGGCGCGGCGCAGCAAGGCGTGATCGTCTTCACGCAGTTCAAGTTCACCAGAACAAATACGCTTTCACAGACGCAGGGCGAGTCACTCGTCAATCGGATCGCCACGACCAAGATCATGTCTTCGCCGAGCAATATCACAGGCTCGGCCTTCAATATTCTCTATCGGCGGCAGACCGGACCGGGCCTAGCCGATATCAAGACGCTGACGCGCATCAAGGCTCAGGCAAAGGCCATTACGTTTTCAACCGCCGACGTCAAAACGCTGACCCGGAGGATCAGCTTCAGCAGGCTTATTACTGTGTTGCAGCCGAGCAATGTCTTCGGCACGGCCTTGGCCACCATCGCATTACGTGCGCAAGGCGTGGGCATCGCCGATATCAAGAGCGTGACGCGGCTCAAGGCGCTGTCCAAGGCCATCACGTTCTCGACTGCCGACGTGAAGACGCTGACGCGGCTCAAGTCGCTGTCGAAGACGATCACCATCTCCACCGCCGATGTGAAGACGTTGCTGCGCGCGATGCGACGGATCGTCACTGTCGCCACCCCGGATATCAAGACGCTGACGACAAAGCTGTCGGCGCGCATGACGATCACGATCACGACAGCGGATATCAAGACGCTGGCACGCCGATTGCCGCGAGCCGTTCTACTGGCTTCGCCCGACGTGAAGACGCTGGCCACGCAACTGATCTCGGGCCAAGTCACTTTCCCGCAAACCATTACGTTTGCCACCGCCGACGTTAAGACTTTGCTGCGCCGTCAGCCGCGGCTCATTTCCGTTATCTCGCCTGACGTAAAGACATTGAGCCGCTCGATGGGGCGCACCATCAATGTCTCGATCTTCGATCTCAAGATCCTGACGCGGGCCGCCGCGCATCGTTTGACGCTGACGTTCTCGACTCCCGATCTGAAAACGCTGGCAACGATCAAGGCCATCAACCGTGCCGTCACGGTTTCAATTGTCGACGTCAAGACGTTGACACGCAGCGCGATCAAGACGTTCACCATCAGCCTTGCGGATATCAAGACGCTGAGCGCACTGCGCCGCCTGCTACGAACGATCACGATCTCCACGAGCGACGTGAAGACACTGACGCGCAGCGCGATGCATGCGATCACGTTCGTCACGCCAGACGTCAAGACGCTGACGATCATCAAGGCCGTCTTGCGCACGATCACGGTCGCCACGGCGGACGTCAAAACGCTCACGCGCATCCTGCAAAAGCGGCTGGCCATTACGATCAGCACGGCGGACATAAAAACTTTGGCGCGTGGGGCGGCGCGCACGATCTCGATCCAGATCGCCGACATCAAGACCATCACGCGGCGCTTGCCGAAGACGCTTGCAGTCGCATTGAGCGACATCAAGACGCTGCTCGCGGTGCCAAGCTCGCGCGGTCAGATCAGCTTTGCCACCGCCGACGTGAAAACATTGTCGCGCGCGGTGCGCCGCACCATCAGCTTGCAGACGCTCGACGTGAAGACACTGGCGCGCGCGATCAGGCGCACCGTCACGGTCGCCATTGCCGATCAGAAGACGCTCGCGGCGCTCAAGGCGTTTCTGCGCTCGATTACGATCCAAAGTCCCGACGTCAAAACGCTGCAGCGGCGGCTCGCCCGCACGCTGGCGATCTCCACACCCGATCTCAAGACGCTCACGGCGCGATTGACGTTCCGCCGTACGATCCCGGTCTTTATCGGCGACACCAAGATGCTGATCAACCGGCTGACCCGAACGATCAGCTTCGCCACGCCCGATCTGAAAACCTTGGCCTTGTCCAAGGCGTTTCTGCGCTCGGTTACGTTCTCTACGCCGGACGTCAAGACCCTGACCCGCATCCGCGCGCGACTGGCCGCAATTATATTCAGCACCGCCGACGTGAAGACCCTGCGCCGGTCGGCAACGCGCACGATCCAGATCGCCATTGCCGACGCCAAGACGCTCAGCCAGCGCATCGCGCACCGGATCGCGTTTGCAACCCCAGACGTCAAGACACTGACGCGAAGCACCGCCAAGCTGCGCCTGATCGCTTTCAGCACAACAGACATCAAAACGCTGACGCGCAGCCGTGTGCGCGCGCTCACGCTCGCCTTCCAGATCAGCGACCGAAAAACGATCTTCGTCGCCCGCTCCAAGGTTCTCACGGTGCTGTGGGCGGACATCAAGACGCTGCTGCGCAAGGTGTCGCGAATCTTCCGCCCGAAGATTTGCGACATCGAGACGGTCATCACCGTATCGCGCATCGAGACGAGCATCGGGCTGAGCGACATCGGCACCGCCGTCACGTCCTCCAGGCTTGCGACCGTCGTCGCGCAAAGCGACATGGGTTTTGTCATGACGCCGAGCAGCATCGAAACCGAAGTGGGGTGCGAAGTGATATGACCGACAAGATCGTGCGGGGAAATCTGCTGGTCTTCGCCTCGACGCCGCGCGACGCCGCGGGTGTTGTCACCACGCCCGACAGCGTGAGTCTCTATCTCGATTACGTGCATGCCAACGGCGTTGCGTCGGTCGACCCGCCGCTGGCCATGGACCTACAGACCGATGGCACATGGACGGCGCAGTTCGACACCAAGGTCTGCGAACCCGGCGCGTTCTTCGCCTCGATCCGCGCGGTCAATCCTTCCGGTGCCGACGACATGAAATTGCAGATCATCGCCAACGCGGCGAACCCCGATCCATGATCGATTGGCAGGCGCACTATGACCCGATCTATAATACCCTCGGGGTCCCGGCCACCGTTGCATCCTCCGGTGGACAATCCGCAGCCGTCACCGTCATCGACAAGACTGCCGGGCTTCCGATCACCGATCCGCGAAGCCAGATCGATACGATCCGCCCCGTCGTGGACGTCCGTGCGCGGGAGCTCCAGTCGGTCGGCATTCTCGTGTCGGATTTGCCGCAAGGTACGGTCGTGGTTAACGGGCAGACGTGGCGGATAAAATCCTATTTGCCCAAGCCATCGCCGGGCGGCGAATTCGATGGCGAGATACGCCTGATCCTGCTGTTCGAGTCCTGACATGACCCTGTCGAGACGCGAAGCCATCCTCGCCCGCATTGCCGACGTGATCGCCACGATCCCCGGCGTCGAGACGGCGGGGCGCAATGTCGACCGCGTCGCCGACAGCAAGCTGCCCGCCGCCGTGCTGTTCGACGGCGACGAGGAAGCCTTCGAAAACCTGCGCGCGACCGGCGGGGCCATCAACATCGTGAGCATGTCGCCCACCATCGTCGTGTCGCTCGGCGACGTCCCGGAAAATGTCGGCACGGTGACCAACGAATGGCTGGCCAAGGTGCAGAAGGCGATTCTGTTCGACAGTCAGATCGAGCAGCTGGCGGGCGGACGCGCGGCGACGCTGCGCATCCCCAATGGCGGGGCGCGCTATGTCGCCGCCACCACGTCGCTCGCCGAAGGCCGCTCGGCGGAAGTCAATCTCACCGTGCATTTCTCCATCGCCTACCCGTTCAATCCCACCACGCTTTGAGAAGGAGAATCATCAATGCCCGTAAGTCCCGGCACCATACCCGCGATCACCAACTATCAGATCCCCACCGGCAAGGTTTACTGGACCGACGACGCCATCTCCGGCGAGTTCGATCTTGGCAACATGGTCAACTTTTCCATCGCCAACAACGTCACCACCAAGGATCACATCCGCACCTATGGCGGCTCGCGACGCATCGACAAGACCGTTGTGACGCTGGCGACCGGCGAGGTGAAATTCACGCTCGATGAGGTCACACAGCTTGCCATCAGCATGTTCGCCCTTGGCACCGTCACCGACAATACCGGCGGCGCCGGATGGGATATCATGCAATTGACCAAGACCAACTTTAACGGCGTGCTGCGCATCGCTGGCGACAACCTCGAAGGCCCGCAGGTCGACTGGATCGGCTACGTCAACCTCTCGCCCACCGCCGAGTTCTTCCTTGTGCGCGATAATGACGACTGGAATACGATCCCGCTACAGGGCAAGATACAGTTTCACGCCGTGCATGGCTTCGGCCATTTCACGCTGCGTGCCCTGCATGAAGGTCTGACCGCATGAGCGACTTCCTGTCCATCAATCACGCGCCCGATATCGTCGTATTGAGAGGCAAGAAGATCGACGTGCCGGGAATTTCGATGGAAGGCATCGGCTATCTGATCACCACCTATCCCGATCTGATGACGCGGCTGACCGAGCGCTTCGAACGCGACGGGCAGATCACGGTCAAGGCGGTGATGGAAGTCGCCGGACATGCCGTCGCCGCGATCATCGCCGCCGGGTTCGGTCATCCCGGCAACGAGCAGGCCGAGCAGATCGCCGGTCAATACTCGGCAACGGAGCAGCTTGCCGCTTTGCAGAAGATCGCCGACAAGACGATCCCGGATGGTGTCGGCCCTTTCGTCGAGCAGTGGGGCGAACTCGTCACGCATCTGGCGAAGACGCCACCGGCGCGAAAACTGCGCTTCAAGGTCTTGCCGAAGGAATCGAAAGCCTCATCGGAGTCTGTGGCCACTCCACAAGCGATGTCTGGCTGATGACGCCGCGACAGGTCGCGGGCTATCTCAAGCTCGCCAGCGCCCGATTGAATCGCAAGTGAAGATCAGAACCTTCGCGGAAAAAGGGCAATGGCTACGGGCGACCACGACCTATCAGCAGATCATGGCCAAGGCGTCGACTCTGGCGATGCGCCAGGTCGGCAAGGATGCCGTTAGCAAGGGTCGCGCCGTCATTGCGCAAGCTGGCTTCGGACCGAAAACGCAGAAATCGTTGCGCGCGCTCAACAAGCCAGCTTCGGGCTATGTGCTCAACCCTTCGGTCTGGGTCCACTCGACCATCAACTGGCTCGACATCTTCGAGAAAGGCAGCACGATCAGCGGCAATCCGTTGATCTGGATTCCGACCGACAATGTGCCGCCCTACAAGGATCGCGAGCACATGACACCGCAACAATATATCCGCCTCATCGGGCCGCTGACGACCATGCGCCGCCCGGGCGGACTGCCCATGCTCGGCGGAACATTGCAGACCGGCGTCAGGGCGACGCGCGGGCAATTGCGCAAGACGTTTCTCAAGGGAGTCTTTGGCGAGAAGCTGCGGCAGACGGTGCTCGTGCCGATGTTTGTCGGCGTGCCAGCGGTTGCCATTCCCAAGAAATTCGATACGCACGCCGCTTTCGAGGAAGCGTCGCGAAGTCTCGCCAGCTACTATCAGCGCTTTGTCGAACCGTATGAGGGGCGCAAGTAATGGCGATCAAGGAACTGATCACGCTCGATGGCGCGCAGCAGGTCGAGGCGCAGCTCGCGCGCATCAACGTCGCGGGCGAAGCGAGCATCGCGCAATTCAACGCGCTCGGCGGGGCGACCGGCGACAGCTTCACCGGCTTCACGGCGGGCGCGGCGGCGGCGGGCACGGCTGTTGCCGACACCGAGCAGAAGACGATCAGACTCTCGACGCAGATGCGCGCGCTAAAGCCGGTGCTGGCCGATCTCGGCGTCAGTCTTGGCGGCATTGGCGGGCTGGCCCGCGTGGCCAACTCGTCACTGGCGCTGGCGGGCGCGGCGGCGGGTGCGCTCGCCACATTGGGGCTGGCAAAGCTTCAGGAGAACACGGATCGCGCCAAGGGCAATCTGGAGGATCTGTTCAAGTCGGCGGACAAGGGCGCGCAGGCGTTCAACGCGCTGCAAGTGGCGGGCGAGAAATTCGGCGCGCAAGTCTCGGAATTGCAGCCGGGACTGACCGCGCTGCAAACCGGCATCGCCGCCGTCAGCAACGCTTCCAAGGGCTTTGTCGCCCTGAAAGAGGAAGACTTGCCGGGTGGCGGCAAGCAGAACGTGCAGCTTGCGGTCGATGCCTATACCGCCTTCATCAATGTCCTGCGCGCCGGTCGACTGACGCAGGACGATGCGCAGAAAGCGGCCGAGAAATTTTTCAACACCTTCAAGGACGGACAGGCGATCACGAGCAGCGCGCTCAAGGACTTGCCGATCGGCACCGTCAATCTTCTGAAAGAGGCGCTCGGGCAGGCGGGCGCCAGCACGCAGGATTTCTTCGCGCGCATCGATCAGGGCGGCGTCAATCTGCAAAATCTGTCCGCCGCGCTGCAGAAGTTTGCCCCGCAGGCACAGGCCGCGTTTGACAGCAAAGCCATCAAGACATTCGGCGACGAGGTGCAAAAGCTTCTGGCGACGATCAGCACCGGCTTCAAGAACGTGACCGGGGTCAATATTTCCGATGCGCTCGTGCAGAACATTGCGCGCCTCTCGCAGGGACTCAAGGACAGCGCCGAGGAAGCGGCGAAGCTTCTCGCCATCATCAGGCAGATCGAGTCCTTCACGGAAATTCCGAGCATCGGGGCTATCGTGCAGAAATTGCGCGAAGCGGTCAGCGGCGGCATCAAAGAAAGCACGCAGGGATTCGACGAAGCTGGATTTGCCGAGATTGGCACAAAGGCCGCCGCCGCCTTCAAGGGCACGTTCGGCAAGAGCGTCGACGTGTCGGCGTCGCTCGCCAATCTTGGCCCGGCTGGAATCAATGCGGGCAATCAGATCGCGCAGGGTTTGCAAAAAGGCACCGATGCCGCCAATGCGCTGAAGGAAGCGACGGGCAGGCTTCAGTCGGCCTTGCAGACCCTCGCGCAAATACAGACGCAAAAACAGGATGTCTTTTCCACCGTCGACATCGCGGACTTGCAGGCGCAGGAAGACAGGGCGCGGCGCGCGGCTCAGGAAGCATTGATCGCGCAGCGGCAGGCTGGCGGCGATCAGGGCACGCAGCAGGGGCAGCAGTTCGGCAACAAATTTGTCAGCGCCGTGGAGACGGCGGTCACGCAAGCCGCGCCGCAAGTCTCGCAAAGCCTGAGCACGGCGCTGACGCCGCCAGCGGACGCGCAGGCGGAGCTCGTCAATCAGTTCAAGGACATTGGCGATCAGGCGGGCCTGTCGGCACGACAGGCGGTGCAAGCGGGTCTTGCGCAGCCGCCCGATCTGTCGGCTTTGCTCGGGTCGTTCATCGATTGGGCGGCGCAGATCGGAACCATCGCGCAGCAGGCATGGCAAAACATTCAAGACGTCTTCAACAATCCGATTCTGATTCAAAGCCGCTTTCAAGCGCCGGACACGTCGACGGTCGGCGGATTCCAGCCCTTCGCGGGCGGCGGGCAGATACGCGGACCCGGCACGTCGACGAGCGATTCCATTCTCGCGTGGCTGTCGGATCGCGAATACGTCATCAACGCGCGCGCGGTCAGCCATTATGGCGCTGGCTTTTTCGGCGCGCTCAACGCGATGCTGCTGCCGCGCGATTTCTCCCGCGCGCTGGCACCGCGCGGCTATGCCGAAGGCGGACAGGCGCAAAACGGATCGGGCAGTTCGCATACGTTCATATTGCCAAGCGGGCAGACGTTCGAGGCGACACTGACCGATCAGACCGTGGCGCGGCTCAAGCGCTACTCGGTCAAGAGCCGCATGGCCTCGACCGGGCGCAAGCCGGGGTGGGTCACTTGAGCGGTTCGACGTTGCTGGAGCTCACCGGCATCGACCTCGGCGACTATTCCTGCCGTGGCCTGACCATGACGCTGACGCCGGTCGCCAGCCAGAACGGGCTGCGGCGCACCATCAATGGCGGATTATTGAATCTGACCGCGCCGCAGTTTCGCAAATACGCGGCGGCGATATCCTGCGAGGATCAGGACGCGCCGGAACTGATCGGCATCTGGCAGGGCATGCCGGTCACGGTCGTCTGCGTGCCGGGGCTGGCGGGCGGCACCGACAATCCAAGCGCAACGCTGACGCTGTCCATGCTGGTCGATACGTGGGACACCTCGCGCGATGAATGGAATGCATTGACCAACTGGACCATTCATCTCTTGGAAGCTTGATGCATGCCCTTGCCGGTCATGTTTTTCAATGCGTGGGTCGACGCGACAGAAACCACGTTCGGACCACAGCACGAGATCGTCGACGAGAATATTGTCAGCTTTCGGCTTGAGCAGACCGAGGGCAACAGCGCGACGCTTGAGCTTGACGTGCGCAACCCGAAGATCGGCCTGCTCGCACCGGGTCGCAAAGTCTGGATGTGGTTTTCCTACGACAGCGGCACCGGCGGCATCGTGCCGTTGTTTTTTGGCCGTCTGGTCGGCGTGCCGACCAACATGCTGGCCGAAGTGGTGACGCTGCAATTTATTGCCAAGCCGCTCGACTTCATTACACAGAAATTTCAACTCGCCGAAACGCTCAAGCAGCTGCCCTATTACGATCCGATCTTCGTCGACCCCGACAAGCGGCCATATTTTTCCTCTGCGGGATCAACTGGCGATCCCGACGTCGTGCTGGAAGGCTACTCGGCGCTGTGGCATGTCGACCGGCTCACCGGACAGGTGACCATAAGCGACATCATCAGCGGTGAAGACGGCACGCTGGTCTTCAGCCCGACGGCGATCCCGTATGATTCGGTGAGCATCGACCTTGGTCAGCCACCTTTGACTTCGGTGCAAGTGACCGGCGATGTCAGCTGGGGTCAGACGGCGACCGGCACCATTGATTTCGGACAACGGTCGTTCGATTGCTGGAACGGCGGCTCGATTGTGTCGTCATGGCCGAAGACCGGCGCGCAATTGTCCGGCGGCTGGAGCGTCAATACCGGCACGGCTGTCGATGTCTACAACGTGCAGAACAGCGCCGCGCGCAGCCTCAATTTTCATTTCGAGAACAGGGAAAAGAAACACGCAAACGGCGACGTGATGTCGATCTCGCAAAGTTGGACCGAATTTCCCAGCGGCGGGCATTTGTATATTTCCGGACTGGAGCAGCAGGCCGGTGTCATTCCATCGGAAGCGGTCCTCATCTATAACGCGGATGGATCAACCTCTAATCCTTATTCCGGCATCGACAACAGTGGCGGCGAGTTCGACGCTCAGCAAAACATCCCGCTGCACATGGCTTACCATCAGACGATGGTCATGGGCTGGCTGGTCAACACCAATCTGGTGCTCGACTACAAGGCAGGCGATACGCGCAAGGAAAACGTGCTGTTCACGCTGACAGCCGATCTGCAATCCATCGTGACCTTGCCCGACCCCGACGAAGCCTTGGAGCAAATCCCGTTCAGCGGGGCGGACGTCGGCGTCAATATCGACGGCACGCCACCCATCGCCGACAGCGCACGCAACCTGTATTTCTCAACGGATCGCGGCCAGCTCAGCTTGCAGTATCTGATATCGGTGGCGCGCTCGCATATCCTCATGCGGGCGAGAGCGGTCAATATTTCGTGGCAATGCAATTTCGACAATGCCGTGCTGTTCACGCTGCGCAAGAACGCCAGCATTGCCGACGACCGTATTCCCGGCGGTGTCGCAACCGGCAAGATCATTTCCTATTTCCTCACCGGCTCGGGCGATGACGGCACGCTGTTCGGTGGCTGCACCATCGGCTGTGCCATCGGGCATGACGGCACGGTGGCGGCAGTGACCGGCACCGAGACATGGGTCGAGCCCAACTGGGTCGATCCCGGCTGGCAGGTGATGGAGGGGCAAACCACCGCGCTCGCTTCCGGCGACGTGGCCTATGAATTGCCCATCCCCGAGCCGACCGGGCTGATCTATCCACTGACCAAGGATCAGGTGCTCGTCGACGAGCATATCGACACGAGCGAATTGACCGATCCTGTTCTGGTTGGCACCGACAAGGCGCGCTATCCGGCGACGGGCGAAGTCCGCACATATGTGCAGTTTCCCATCACCGCGTATTATCTCGAATTGAAAGCCGTGACCGGTAATCTGTTCGCCACGCCGCAACCGGCCAATGTGAGCGTGCTGAAAGTCCCCAAGCAGATCGACCTTGAGGCAACTTCGATATGAGTACCTTGGAAGGCATTGTCAGACCGTTTCAGACGAGCGACATCCAGCCACCGAAGACGCCGGCCTCTGGCAATGTCACCGATACGGCCAACGCGCCGCCCAATCTCGTGCTCAATCCCGGCAAGGGCGGGAACGTCAAAACGCTATCCGGCGCCTTCAATCTCACGATCACCTACTACCATGTGAACAAGCCGAAAGAAAAACCGAAACCAACAGCATAGGCAATGGCGGAAGAATATCACCGCAAACGGGCGCGCAAAAAGATTAAGCTGCCGTCCGGCGAAACCATATATATCCCGGTTCTCAACGAGATCGGATTCGCTGATCCGGTCGACCGCGGACAGGAAACTTTTTTCACCGTTCGCAATGACGAGACAAGTTCGCGCGAACTGCATGTCGACAGCCTGTTGCCGACACCCAATGTCGATGCGGACGGCAATCCACCGGACGGCGCGCAACTGGATACGAGTGGCGACCCGCTTATGGTGGAGCGCGTGGATAAATGGATCGTCATCGATCCGGTGAACAGAGCACAAGAAACGCAGGCTGAAATCGACAACAGGACGGGATCTGATACCGCGCCGCCGCGCTTTGTCACGCACGCCAAGACGCATATTTATCGTTATTTCAAGGACCCGCAAAATCCTGACGACAGCGGCGTCTGGATCGATTCGGAATTGATCGACGAGATTGCCCTGATCGATCCTGTGCGGCGCGCACAGGAAACTCATTATATTTTGGATAATCCAACCAACGAGGAATTTCGCGAGGGCGATCTATCCGGCCAGGCGAGTGATGATGACGAAGACATCACGATGGCAGATGGTGGTGAAGGCACCGAGGCATTTCCGGTGCGCACCGATCCATTTCAAAACATCGTCAACTGGTCGGACGCCATATGGATCATCATCGGCTTCAGCGTTGTTTCGGTCGATCATTCGGCCAACGCATCGGCAACCGGCGGTCCGCCGCCAGCGCTCTTGCTGCAAGCAACGCAGTACATGACGGATTGCTCGGGCGGATTGAGTTTCAATACATCGTCGGCGGCGGTCATCAGAAGCAACGGCACCACCTATAATGCCATCGGTGCCACTTGGTCTTATAGCGGTGGCAGTTCGCAAGTTTTAGATACGCCTGCGCCGAACACGAAATTTTCAAGTCAAACCACTCCCGGAGCGTTTGTATTCGTCACCGAGGATGCGCCATCGGGCAACACAGGTGATCCGGGGATGTATCAGGACTTTAAGTTGAATGGCGTCCCTGCCTATTTTGACACCTTGACCGTCACCGCCGAGGCATGGGGCTTGGATGGCGACGGGATCAACTACAAGACCGGCAGCGGTCCGAGCGCGGTCGGGTTCATGGCTTCGACTGGATTGACCGCCATCGATTGGAATACCAATTGGCCACCCGGGGCGGAAACGCATCAGGAGAATATCTTTCATTATGGCAACGTTTTTGCGTCGCGCACTTTCGATTTTACCGGCATCGTCGTTACCTATAACGGCGAGGAGTATGATTCCGTGGCTGTGCTGTTCGCGACCCGAGGGCAATCAATCACCGTGCTTTGCCGGAGACATTTGACGGCATGATCCTCGGCATCGTGGCAGAGGGCGGCGAAGCCACGGCTCCAACTCCTCCGCTTGGTGCGGCCTTGGGCGTCGCTGATTTCGTTGCCGGTGCCTATAATTGGGGCGCAACAACGCTCACCGCATCGCAGGTCACCAATCAGACCGGCTGGATCGGCGGCAGTGGTTTGGCCATTCCAAGCGCTGCCGGGGCAGCAGCACATGTGCTCAATCAATTCGCCACGGCTTTGCTGACATGCCAATGGACCGTGGTCATCGAGGCAGAAATTCTCGTTTCCAGTAACCTATCGCCGCCATCCAATTTGTTGAGCGTGTATAATGCGCCGACCGACCTTTTTGAAATGGGATTGGACGTATCCTCGCAGCAGAATTGGTTCATTACCGACCATGATAATTCCATTTCGGTGACGCGATACACGGATGATCTCACGGACAACGATACCGGCGGCACGGCTGACACGACCGGCGTTCATCGCTATGCGGTGACGCGAACTAACGGGAAACTTGCCGCATCGGTCGATGGTTATTCCGTTACCAATGATGCAACTGCGCTGACATTGCCCAATCTGACGTATCCGATGGATCGCGTCTATCTCGGCGGTTATTTTAACGGGACAGGGCGTGCTTTAAATATCCGGTCATTGGCTGTTTACAGTCCGCAAGCCGACATCCAGCTTCCGATTTTGAGTGCCTAGGAGACATTGAAGTCATGCCGCTAGTCCTGCGCGCCGTGAAAGGCTCGAACCTGACGCCGGCCGAGGCTGACGGCAATTTTAGCTATCTCGACGGACGCATCACCACGCTGGAAGGCCTGCCGATGGGGGTCGGTATTGCCAGCATCACGGTCATCGGCAATCAGATGACCATCACGCTGACCGACAGTTCGATCCAAGGACCATTTACAATCCCGGTCGCGGAGATGAACTTTCGCGGCGAGTGGCAAGCCTCGACGCTCTACAACGTCAACGACATCATCACCCACCAGAATGCCGTCTATCAGGTGCTGGCGCAGCATACGAGCGCAACATCTTTCGATCCCGGCGAAGTCATCGATACGGCCACCGAGGTCTACGGACTATGGATCAGTGGCGCGACATCGGCATCGGTGCAGACGCAAAGCGGCAATACGTGGGACCCGACCGAGGCCGATATCAACACTTATAATCGTTTCACCACCAACGACACGGCGGGTTGCACCATTACCTTGCCGACGAATGCCGACGTTCCTTTTACTATCGGCGCGGAAATCCATGGCCGTCAGGCCGGTGCAGGAGCGGTGACGATTGTCGGCGATACCGGCGTGACGGTTAATCCGCAATTCGGCTGCGATAATTTCACGCCGGGGCAAGGGTCGACTTTCAGTATGAAAAAAGTCGGCACCAACGAGTGGGATCTGATCGGCCGCTTCGAGGCCGTCTCCGCTTGAGGATCAAAACAATGTGGCTGCTGATGTTCCTCGGCTTCGTGCTACTCGCCGCCTATATCGGCGCGTTGCTTTATGTGATCGAGGCGAACAAGACTCAATGAACCCGATCGTTCCGATTGCGCTCGCCGTCGCTATCGTCGCGATTGGCATTTTTGTTTCCGCCACCGCCGACAGCCTTCATCCCTTCTGCGTCGCGAATGTTGAAGAACGCGAGCATGTACGCGATGTCGCGCGAGCGGCCTTCGAAAAAGCGTTCAATGAGCATATCCAAAATCTGTTCGAGGCGTGGATGAGAGACGACAAGGAACAACCGGTCCGCGCGGAAAAAGGTTTTCGCAAAAGCCTAATGGCATATCAACACTCGATGCAGTATGCGACGAAATGGAACCCGCCTTTGTGTCAGGAAGCAAAATGAAGATTGTCGTGTCATCCGGTCATGGTCTGAAGATTCGTGGTGCATCCTGCAACGAGCCGTGGGGACTCGATGAAGTGGATGAAGCCATCCGCGTGATGAATGCCGTTTGCGACAACCTACGCATATTGGGTCATGACGTCACGACATACACGGACGAAGTTTCCACTTCGCAGAATGAGAATTTGCATCGCATTGTGGATTTTCATAACGCGCAAGGCGCGCATGATCTGGATGTCAGCGTTCATTTTAACGCCTATGTGCCGACGGATGTTGGGCGTGGGACGGAAGTCCTCTATCTCACGCAGCAAGACCTCGCGCAGCGGGTCGTCGACGCGATCTCGACCGCCTCGGGACTGATCAACCGCGGGCCGAAGAAACGCACCGATCTGTATTTTCTCAACAGCACCAGCGAACCGGCGATCCTGATCGAGACGTGCTTCGTCGACTCGAAATGCGACGCCGATCTCTACCGAAAATATTTTGATCAGATCTGTCTGGCCATCGCGCGCGTCGGCAACAAAGGGCGGCCGGATCATTACGAGTGGCAAGGTCTCGTGTCGTGGTTCGGCGGACCGAACGATACCGGCGTTGATTCTGATGAAGGCCTAGCCTTCATCTATGAGGTCGCCGATCAGCCGGATTTGTTTCTCGATCAACAGCCGCCCGGGACGACGGGCCTCGCACGCCGACTTGACCCGGACGCCGACTACATCGCGCTGCGCTGGGACTATAACAAGACCCCGCGCGAGCAGCTGCTCGACAAATGGGCGCTCGTGCGCGCACCGCTGACAGGGAAGAGTTTCTATGCGCGCCCCGGGGATTGGGGACCGCATATCGACACGGGCAGAGTGGCAGACATCTCGCCGGGACTCATGGAAAAGCTCGGCATCACGACCGACGACGTCATCGAGGTCAGCTTCCCGCACGATCCGCGCAAAGCATAGGGAGAAAACGCCATGGCAATGGGTTTAGCGTATTGGATCATCATGCTGTTGTGGTTCGTCATGGGGCTATACGTGACATGGGGGCTCGGCAATCATTTCCTTGTCGGCGGAAATGTCCTGCTGTTCATCCTGTTTGTGCTATTGGGGTGGAAAGTCTTTGGATCACCGATTCAAAGCTAAGCAACGTAACCAAAGGAGAAATGAAATGGCAGCAGTTCCAGTGATCATCAACGGCGTCATGATGCCGAAGAACCGCGCGGCAGGCGACAAGCCGGTGCCAGCCGTTTTCTGCGGCTATGCAACCATCGCCGGTTTGGAAGTCGGCGGCGGCCCGATCATTCCCGACAATCCACCGGACCCGCCGATTGATCCGCCGACGCAGCCGCCTCCGTCGAATCTTGCCGTTGTCATCAAGCCAGCCCCGGAAACTGGCGGGTGGGGACTCGCGGCAAACAAAGACGCCTTGCAATGGTATTTCGTGCCCGGTGCAAGCGGCGCGGGACCGAAAAAGTAATTTGATCTAGATCAAAACGAAAAGAACAAAGGCGAAATCTGTGCTATAAAAACAGTTTCCAAACCCCCATCTCAGGGCCGCGCCTCAACAGCGCGGCCTTTTTCTTAATCAATCATTAACGATTGGCTGTGGCGGCAGCGGCATCCAGTAATCAATGTCGCTCATGTCAAATGGATCAAAGTCGAACCCAACCCAGTAGTCATCAGGACCGTTGCGTATGATTGTATCGCCATGCCACTTAACTGGCATTGGCGGCCAAGCGTCAACGCCACATACCAATATCCACGTTCCATCCTTTGGCACTGTGTCTATTGGTTTCCATTCGCTCATTCATTCCTCCCGGCGTTTATCGGGCGTTAAGGCTTGGCGTGCGTCATAAAGAGCCACACGCAATCCATCGGGCATAGCCGGATGCTCAAACGTATAATCGACCATTGCTTGCAGCGCCGCCCGCAGGCGCTCAATTTCATTGGAACAGGTGATGCAGCACCCGATTACTCCGTGTTCGCATTTGCTCATTTACTAGTCCTTCTTCTCGGGCGTTACTTGCATTTCCATCCGACTACAAACCCTGTAATGAAAACCAAAAGACAAAGCGCAAGAATCTGGTCGATGGGATGCACGGCGTTATCTAGTCCTTCTTCTCGGGCGTTATGGCCGCAAGGGCATCCCGCAACGCGCGTTCCCGTATCGCTACAGCAAGCGCCTCGATCCCCGCACCGCGAACGCCCGAATTGCGCCGTGCAATGTGGAAGGCGCGGAGGTCTTTGCACTCTCGGAGCATGCGTTCGATTTCGTCCACGTTGCTAACTAGTCCTAAATGCCGCGCACTACGCGGCGCTGGTTCAGGTTACGATTTCAGTCCAGTAGTTCGGATCGCTGCCGTAGGGGCCGCAGCCAAGAGCCTCCGAGGCAGCGTAGCGCGAAACC